GAACAGGCGATGCCGCCGCACCTTCAGGCCGTATGCAGACCCGCATTCGACAACAGCGCCCTCCATGCCGGGCGCACCGACCACATTCTCCACCACCCACGGCACGCCGCTTGCCCGCAGCAGTTCCAACGTCGGCGTGAGCAGATCGGTATAGCGGCACGTACCGCCCTGCGCCTCACGCAGGTGCTTCGCCCGCGTGTGCGCTTGGCAAGGCGGCGATGCGTGAATCAAATCGAACTGCCGCAGGTAGGCCGTGTCCTCCAGGACATCCAGCGCGCTGCCCCGGTGAAACTCATGCGGGTAACTGGGCTGAAACCGTATGTCCCACCCGACTACATCCCATCCGGCCTGACAATATCCATCGGCGGCCATCCCGGCCCCGCAGTATAGGTCCAGCACTCGCATTACAGCCGCACACCTGCCTTCATAATCGCAGCGGCCGCTTCTGCCAACGCGGCATGATCATCGGCCCGCTGCTTGTCTTCTGGAGCCTCATCCACCCAGTGCCACAGGCACTCACGCAGTGCGATGCACGCGGCCAGTAGGTCCGGTGCAGCATCACGCACTCGCTCGTCATCGGTCGCTGTCATATGCCCCCCATTGGTCTGCCATTGCGCACGCTATCCCCGGGTAAGTCTTGCTGCGAATCTTCCACCTGTCAGGTGACGGCCCCAGTTTATTCTGACCGGACGGCGTTTGGTTTTCCCAGCGCCCGCGTTGTTGAAGCACATCGGTGGGCCGCAGCGGTGGTAGTCCCTTCAGCCACAGGCATGTTCGTTTGCTCTCCGCATGGCCGAACTGGTGCGGCTGGATGATCTGATCGGGCCGGCGAATGCGGCTGCTGATCACGGACACCGGGTTCTCTAAGGCTATCCGCGGAATCGGCGCATCCAACAGGCGCTGCACAAACTCCAATGCCTCGGCCTGCTCCACCTGCTTGCGATGGAAATGCCGGGCCCCACTGACGGCCAGATGCGTGCATGGCGGGTGGAAGATGGCCAAGTCCCAGCCATCTCCCAGCACGGACAGCACATCTGCCTGGATGTGCGGCCCGCCATCCTCGGCCGGCAGCAGATCGCAGCTCCACGCATCATGGCCGCGTCGCCGGAAGGCGGATGTACCGTCCCTGAAAACTCACAGCCCACCAGCACTCGCATGTATGCACCTCACGCTAGGGTACGGGCGTTCAGTTTAGCACGGAGCGGCTGCATCAAACCGCGTCACCTCATAGACCCCGGAGTAATCCCCGGTGCAATCCTCCACATACAGGCCCACCTCCGACAACGCATCGGTCAGTGAGTCGATCTTCCCGTAATCATAACAGTCATAGTTGCAGTAGGCCCGCAACGGATCGCCGGGAGGATGCAGGAGAACCATCACGGCCCCCTGCCCATAGGTGCGCAGGCCAGCCTGCTCCCAGTGAAATTCCTGGCCGACGACCCGCCGGATAACGGCAGCAGCCGCGGCCATGCGTTGGAGTTGTTTGTCAGTCACGGCCTGCCATCCTTTCCAACCCAGCCATCCCGCACTGGATCAAACAGCTCACGCTCCTCGTCGTCCACAAACTCCTCGCCGTGGGCCGCATCGTAGGCAGCCGCGTCAGCGTGGGCCTGGTCTAACTGCTGAACCTCAGTCCAAAACGCAGCCGCCTCTGCGTCGGTCATATTGTCTCGGTATCTCAGCGGCATGCTTGAACCTCCAACTGGTGGGCCTTGGCATGGTCGGCCAACTGGTGCCGAAACTCTCGGCACCACTCAACTGCATCGGCGTGGCACCGCAGCGTGTCTGCGTAGCTGATCTGGTGCAGGTTGTTCCATTCCTCGGCCCAGCGGGCAGAGTCACGGATCGCAGCCTCTAGACGCTTGAGCGCCCACCACATAAGCGTCGCCTGTGCCGGCGTAACGCTGAACTCCTTGGCGTTCTCACGGGTGTCTGCGTCAGCAAACACGTATACCGCACGCATGATCTGTTGGTTTAGGTAGTCATTGCGATCAACCTTCACTCGCACACTGCACCTCCTCGCTAATCAGATACTCCCACCCGCATGCCCGACATGAGCATGCCGTAAACACAGCGCCCATCGGCGCACCCCAGCGCACCTCCTCGCACCCGCACTGCGGGCAGGAGAAGGGCGAACACACCTCGTCGTTCATTGAGCAGCCTCCTCAAACTCGGCCAGCAGAACGCACTTATCAGACCACGTAAGCAGGTTGTCACCGTCCGCGTCCAGCACGGCGACGAGCATCAGGCTTTCGGATTCAACGTCCACCAGGGAGTCACGCAATCCACAGACCGCAGATTCAAAGTCCTCGCCAGACGCATCTCCGTCATAAATCTGTAAGTTGTCTCGGTAAAACCCGATCACTCGGTAGTCAGGCATTACTGCCTCGCTTTCTTGCGGCGTGGCTTCAAAGAATTCATCCTAAGAAGCAGGGCATCGTATTTGGCAACAATGGCTGGCACCGTATCCGGACTATCGGACAGGTGACTGCTCCACTCTGCCACCTTGGCATAAAGCCCCATGCGCAGCCGATACAGTTCATCTTCGTTAATCGTCAGCGTGTAAGTCGGCATCACTCGTCCTCCATTGCCTGCACCACGCGGCACCTGCCCGCAATCTCATCCACCGGAATCCGCTCCCACTGGGCCGACCAGTAGTAGCCCTGCACCGCATAGCGTTGTGCGAACGCCTGCGCCGCAGCGTGGGCCGCCTCCAGGTCCGGGTAGCAGGACTCAGGATCAATCGACAGACCGTCTGGTGATAGAACGTCGAACATCACTCCTCCTCCACCGGAAACCCCTCCTCCATGAGCAAGTCACGCGCCGCCTCGTCGGCAGCCACCCGTGCCTGCTCGTCGGACCAGACATCTTCGTAGTACGGCCACAGATCGAAGTCCCCGAGACACTCGGTCGTCAGGCCGCACCGTGATTCGATGTAGGCGTCTACCATCTTGCGGAAGTCAGCCATTCGCATGGGATTCCTCCTTCTGTCGCTGCTCCCAGTCATAGGTAAACACTGGCACCCAAGCCCAGTGCCCAGATGCCAGATACCCACCAAAGAATCTCGCCGCATCCCAGCCAAGCTTGTTACACAGGGCCTTGGCCGCCGCGTAGTGGTTCGCTTCCCGGTCTAGTGCATTGTCATAGGCCACATACAAAGACCCGCCCTCGCAGGATGCCCTTATACGGGAACCCTTGGTATCAGTCGGCCCGCAGTAGCGGGTTTTGATTGCTTGCATGTCAGACCTCCTGCCTGCTGATGGAATACGCTTCCGACTCATACTGTGTGGCCAGCTCCTCCACTAGGCGCAGCCGCCTATGAAACTCCTCCCGGTCTGCCTGGTAGTCGCCGCCGATCTGGTAGTCCCGGCCATGCGGCTGCCATTTCCGCATCTCATACGCGGCGGCCTCCAGCGCCCGATGCACCTGCATCATCTGCTCAATCAGCCGATCGGCCGACGAGCCGTTGATCCACGGCCTGGGTGAGATTCGATGCATGTCAGTCCTCACTTTCCGGGTTTGCGCTGTAGGGATATGTTTCCGTTGGGCCGAACGAAACAGGGTCCCACCAGTTCCAATCTGCCCGCCCGTACAGCATGTACTCCAATGCTTCCGCCGGATCGAAACCAGCGGCACGCCATGTCCGATAGCGCTCCAACCAAATGCTTGCCATGTCACGCCTCCTCTGGTTCAGTGCTGAACGTCGCTGCCATCATGTGGCACTGCGGATGGCAAACCTGGATGCCACCGTCCGTGACCATGACGATCCAATCGTCCGGGCGCAGACGCTCCCAGTCCTCGTCGCATGCCGATAGCCACTGCCGCAGGTCGCCCACGGTTTTGGGGACTAGTTGCATGTCACACCTTCACTTTCCGGTTGTAGGAGCCTTGGCCACGCAAGGCCCTAACAGCCTTGCCAGCCTCGCTGCCCGGCGGCTGCGTGCCGTGGATCAGTAGGGCAAACGATCCGCCCGTGAGCGAATACGCATGGTGGTCGTCATGGTCGATCTCCAAGCCCAGATCGGCGGCCTGTTGCTCGCTGTAGACAACCACCGACTCACGGAACCCATGCTCGTCGATGAGCGAATCCCATCGGCCTCCCCTGCTCGCAGTCAGGGCAAGATTGGACGGGATAACATCCCGGCGCTTGACCCAGAACGGCAGCATCTTGGTGTAGGCGTAGAACCGGATATCCGGCCGCCGATTGCACACCTCCAACCATGCATCGAAGTAGTTGAGGATTTTGTAATCCCCGGCTACATGCATGCGAACGACCGCCAGATCATCCGGCATGGCCGCCACCAGAGCGGATGCACACTTCATCGGAGAACTGGCCGCAAGCGCAAGGGCCGCTTGTGTGTTCTCCGCACGGAAATCGTACACGTTTGTGTACTGGGCCTCCTGCGAGGCTGAGAAGCACCGGAACACCGTGTGCTTCCCGTCTACGATCCGGCGGGAGCCGTCAGCCTGCATCTCGGCCCAGGACTTGCAATCCTTGGCACCGGGGCAGGTCACACCTGACAGCATGTCGAAGGATAGAACCTTGACACCCAGCCGCGCCTCCAGACGGGAGAGCTTGGCGTTAGCCGGTGCATAGCGAACACGCATATGCACCTCCTGTGAAACCGACTACCGAACGGCAGCCGAACCCGGGCAGGCAGCATTCGGACTTACTTGGGCAATCGCCCGCTTGCCGCATCCACCTGCCCGGGATCGAATCCCGTCAGCCGTACAAGGCCCGCTGCCATGCGTTGACCGCAGTCAACTCTTGGCCGGACAGCAGGATTAGCACCTGAGCGACCGTGTCATACTGGTCGGTCAACGTGCGATCGGCCATCCACGGCCAGCCATAAAGGCTGCCGCCAGACCGATGAAACTTCACCAGCCGCCACAGCAGATCGGACGGCGTATCGCCGCCTGGAGCTGTCTTGCGCCATGCCCCGTCCCTGCTGGACAAGCAGCCCGTGATCGCTGCCAGAATGTCGTCATCGGACGGCAGGGATACGTTGCCCGCATCCCGCAGTCTGGCGAACCCGTCACGGAGCCTGTCCATCAGAGCGTTGGCGCGCTCTGACTGTTTCGACATCGCACCTCCCTTCCTGCCCGCACCACGCGAGCGTATCGTTCGTCGTTTGGGCCGCATATATATAGGCCGCTCGCCGGAAAAAATCCGGAAAGATTTTTGGCCGGCACGCTGGCCGCACACCGCGGTCCAGTGCAGAAGACTTACTGCCCGGATGTATTAACTCCGGCCAGTGTGTTAGAAGCGTAAACATTCGCCCCGCATGCGTGCGAACGTGTCGCACGCGGGGGGCGATATATATAGGCCGCTCGCCGGAAAAATAATTCCGGCCGGGAGAAGATTTTTATTGTGTCCCTCCCGGGGGGCGATATAAATGGAGCGTGCGGGCCACCGTGGCCCGGTTCGGAAGTGTTTATTGGAGGCTGAGACAATGAAGACTGATGCAATGCAGGCTATCGCCGCAGTTGGTTCGTACTGTGCATGGCCACGGCAGTGCTACAACCCGGCCGATCTACCGGCCGAATACCACCCCGCCGTGGTGTCTTATTTTGAGCGGTGCGCCCTGAGGCAGTTCATGCCGGACGCCAGGACGCGGCGAGAGCGGCAAGGCATGCGAGAGCGAGCGCAGGAAGCGGCGAGCGTGGCCTATCTCTTTTGGCTAGAGAACCGCACCGACCGTATCCCGCGTGGCGCGCATGCGTCCGCTCTTGCGGGGGTGCGTCGTTTCATGGAGCGATCCGGATGGCAAGGTAGGACGGGCGGCCGTAGGGCGAACCGCCGAACCGTTACGGCCGAACGATTGGCGCACCGCGAGCGTTTGCGGGCGCGTCACAACCCCACCCCCGAATCGGTGGCGGTGGCGGTGGAGCGTATCGCCCAGACTCCCAAGCATTCAGGCAAAGCCTACAGGCTTGCCGTGTCGATCGGTCTGCCGGGCGTGCGTGAGTTGGTGCGGGTGGCGTGTGGGTTTGCCGTCGATTGAACGGCAGTACACCCGAAGCCCTTCCGATGGCGGGGGGGCTTTTTCTATGCGCGCGTCGATAGGTGAACAGGGGTACACTAATGCATCCCCACCAAACTGTTAACAGTTTTCTTTCATCCGCGTGACAGATTCCCGCCGTTTCACGCTAGGCTACGATACCGAAAGCGTAAACCGTGGCGTGGTAAAGAGTTATGACGACACGGCATGGACAGACCGGCCCCCAGGCCCCCCCGGCGGCGTCGATCTATTACGTCATATCCTCCCTTGGATTTTTCCTCCCCCACGGCCTCCACGCGGTTTTCCCCACAGTTGCGCGTGTCGCCCACGTGTGACGCCCAATGGCTTTTAGGGGCGAAGCACGCCCCCACCTATACAAGCAAGAAGCTTTAATTCGATGGCCTGCTGCCCTTGTTGCTGTACCCAACAGAACGGCGTGTGCTGCGGCACCGGCGAAGAGAAGGTCTGCTGCAAAGCCCCCCGTGATTGCTGCACGGTCTACACGGTCGGCGTCGGTGAGTCCGATGTCTGCTGCGGTGAGACGCAGTACTGCTGCAACGACGGGCAAGGCGTCTGCTGTGAGGAGGGGCAGATTTGCTGCGTCGGCGACTTGGGCGCGGTGTGCTGTGAGTCTAACGTCGTCTGCTGTGCCGGAGTGTGCTGTGCGGAAGGCGAGTGCTGCGTAGACGATGTTTGCGTGCCGTGCGAGTGCGAGACGGACGAGGACTGCCCGGAGGGTGAGTGCTGCAACGGAGGCGTGTGCGGTGAGTGCCCTGAGTGCGAAACAAACGAGGACTGCACTGAGGCAGGGAAGCCCTGTTGCATCGACGGTTCCTGCGAGGCTGGCCAAGACTTTGCGCCTGAATTTTTCTTTGGCGGATGCCCGGAGGGGTATTTGTCACTTGGATACCAAGAGTTTGGGATGGACGCCTGCTGTCCTCCGGGTTCGGCACTAAATGGACTTGCATGTGCCAGTTGTGAGGACCCCCCATGAAACGCTTCTCCATTGCCTCCCTCCACGCCGTAGCCAAGGACCGGAAGCCCGGCTATGTGGAGGCCGTCCTGGCCCAGGCCAAGACAGTCACCGAGACGCATGTGGAGCTGGACGACGCCACATTCGCCTACCTCCGGTCTAGGTACACGCTGGGCAGGCCACGCCCGGAGCCGGACATTGGGCCGGGCCCTGGCACGGAGCTGAAGAAGCTATTGGCGTCCATCGGCATCCAAGCCACCCCAACCTGCAAGTGCAACAAGATGGCCAAGCAGATGAACGAATGGGGCCAAGAATCCCTGAAGCACATCGAAGAGATTGTGGATGTGATGGAGGAGACAGCCAAGGCCCGCGGCCTGCCATTCGTTCGCTTGGGCGGGAAAGCCTTGGTCCGGCTGGCGTGCATGCGGGCGCGGCATAACGAACTCTGACTGCCGGAGCATTGGTTGATAGGAGGATTCCATGGGCATGTTTGATTGGCTCAACCCGCAGCCGGACGCCGAAGAGCAGGAGCGGGCCAAGCGACGCCAGCGCGCCGCCGAGCAGCGCACCCGTGACATTGAACGCCAACGCAACGCGGCGGCCCAAGTGAGTGTGGTGGACCAAGCCATCGCTGGCGCTCCCATGGTCACCGCTGCGCAAGGCAACCACTTGGCCAAGATGGCCGAGGATGTCAATGAGGCCATTGAGAAGGAAAACGACTCCCGCGTCTCTCAGCTCCGGGAAATGCGTCGCATGCAGCATGAGAAGGAGCTGGAGGCCATGCGCACTTCAGCCCTCATTGAGCGTGTCCGCATCGCCAAGGAAGCGGATGAGCGTGCCAAGTCTGCGCCTTTTGGCGGCCTGCTGATCGACTACACCGGCACGGCCCAACGGATCGGCTGATGTGGGAAGAGTGGGACGAAGAAGACGAGCTGGAGGATTGGATACGTGGACCGGGAAGGTGACAAGGTTCGCCAGTTGAAGAAGGGGCTCTGGGCCAACATCCACGCCAAGCGTGAGCGTGGAGAGCCGCCGGCCAAGCCGGGGGATAAGGGCTACCCGGACTCCAAGCAGTGGAACAAGCTCAGTGGAAAGTAAGTGTTGTCCCAAGTGCGCAGCCGAGGAGCGGATTAGGCAACTGATCCGAGAAGTCCGTGGACAGGGAAGGTGACAAGGTCCGCAGTTTGATCTGGGCTCGCAAGGAAGGCCAAGACCCGGACGGCGGCCTGAATGCCCGCGGCCGGGCGGCCTACAACCGCGCGCACGGCGCCAATCTGAAACCTCCACAGCCGGAAGGCGGCCCGCGCCGGGATTCCTTTTGCGCCAGAATGAAAGGCATGAAGGAGAAGCTCACCAGCGCTGAGACTGCCAACGATCCAGACAGCAGGATCAACAAATCCCTGCGGGCGTGGAACTGCTGATGGCTGACCGCTTCTCGCAAGCCGGCGACCTTCTGGCAAGGCTATCTGGCGCAGCGCCGGAGCCAAAGTACATACGGGCGTATCACGGAAGCCCTTATGACTGGGACAGGGTGGATATGTCGATGGTCGGCAAGGGCGAGGGCCCGCTGGACGAGGGGTTTGGCCTGTACGCCTCAGACAAGGAAGGAGTTGCGAACTGGTATCGCAGCAGCACCACGTTTATCCGTAGGAAAATCTTGGCAGACCAACTGCGAGAAATGCGCCAAGGCTTAAAGGCTAGCCCCGCAGACAACTTTTATGCGCCAGAACAGTTAACGCCAATCGGCAACCTCACTTCGCAATTCTATAGCGACGCCAAGGATGCACGCGCCTTTGATTGGCACCGTCGCCTGCAACGCGCCAGGAAGCTCGCGCAAGAAATCCAGCCACAACTTGCGCGGTTGCAGCGGCAATTTCCCAGAGGCCGCACATACGAACTGGAAATTGGCGTTCCGCGAGACTCGCTAATGGAGTATGACGTTCCGGTCTACGCGCAGCAGCCAGAGGTCTTGGAACGCATGCGATCTGTCGATTCCGATCTCGTTGACAGCTTACTTTCGTCGCCGGACGCAGACGGCGCCATGTTTTACAATACGCTCGCGGGCGGGAGTGTTCTGGACGCTCCAACAAGGCAAGGCCAGAGACGGGCTTCCGAAATGCTTTTTAAGGCCGGAATTCCCGGGCACGCATATCGGGGCAACGCGGACAACTACGTTTTTTACCCGGGCACCGAAGACTCCATCAGAATTCTCCGCAAGTACGGTTTGCTAGCGCCACTGGGTGCTGGGGCTACGGGAGGTGATGAGTGAACGAAGTGGACCGTGCAGTGGCGTCCATTAGGCAGCTCATCGACGAGCTTGGCCTAGACGCTGTCAGCCAACTCGTTCCACGCTTGGCGCATCTAGTACCCGCCCCTACCGACAGCGTGTTGGAGGCCATGGAGCGGGAAATCGAACGGTCTGTCTTCTACGATCAATAAATCATGCCCGACCCACTCGCCCAGTCCGACCCCGGTGAACTCATCCGCCGGCTGGCAGCCGAAGTTGATCGCATGCCGACGCCGCCTGAGCGGTCGATGTGGCAAGACTTCTACGAACATCCGGGCATTCTGACGCACCGCAAGAAAACGCCTGAGCGGCTGAAGGCCGATGCCCAGCGCAGCGCCTTCTTCGACAAGATGCTGAATTCATACGGGCCGGATGTGCGGCAGTGGCAGGTGCTGCCGGAGGAGCTTCAGTCCCAGATGGCCTACTACCGGGACGACGCTGATGGCTTTCGGTCCAACTTGCAGAGCGCCTACGAAAACACCGGGCTCATGGGTGCCGGCGGCGGGCTGCGCGCTGGCGTGACTTGGATGCAGTCCATGCCCGGAATGGCCTACGCCGGCGCGGAGATGCTCGCCAACCGCGCATCCGATGCGGTGGACTTGGCCCACGGGCGAACGCCAGCCGGCTCCTATGCCAACCCCGAGCCCGGGCGGGACTTTGCCAAGCAGTTCAACACCTTCACAGCTCCGCTTCAGACCTCGCAGGATGTGTCGGACGACTACTCCGCATGGTCCGAGCAACGGGCGGCGCGTCAGGCATTCCCGGAGGACTGGCAGGTCTTGGAGCCGCCGCGTGATCTGGCAAGCGCGGCCGAGATTGCTGCGTCTCCAATCCCGGAAGGCGAGAAGCTGCTGGAGCGATACGGCGTGCCTAAGACGCCGGCCCGCGTGTGGGGTGCCGTGATGGACGACACCCTCAATCCGTTCTGGGAAGGGCGAGCCATCGGCCGTCTGGCGCGCGGCGGCAACATGCCAGCGGCTGTCGGCAAGCTCATGGTGGAGCATGCCCCGGGGCTTGGTATGGCTGGCATGGCATCGTTGGACGACATGATCCAACGGCTGAATCCGCGCTGACTGTAACAAAATCGCTAGCAGGCGTGCATTTGATTCCTAGAACCCGCTCCCCCGAGGGTCTAGGACATCATGTCAGAAGAAATCGCTCAGAACGAATCCGCAGCTCCCGAGGATTCCTCGCCGGTTGGCGCCGCGCCGGTTGACGTTTCGCCATCCCAAGGCGAGAGCGGCTTTGCGACGCCCTATGAGGCGTTCCGCCACCTCCCTGAGTTTCAGGGGCAGGACGACCTGACGATCGCTCGCAATCTGTACGGCGCCTTCAACGGCTACCGTCAGGCGCAGCAGAATCTTCAGCAGTACCAGACCATCATCCCGCACGCCACGGAATACCTCCAGAACCGTGCGGCCTACGAAAAGTGGAAGTCGGAGCAGGCTGCTGCACAGGCGCCGAAGAAGGAGGAGCCGCCCAAGTGGTGGAATCCTCCGCAGGTGAAGGACACCTGGAAGAGCTACATCGTCCGTGATCCCCAGACAGGGAAGGAGGTGATCGCTCCCGACGCGCCGTTTGAGGCGCAGCAGGCCCTGCGGGAATACCAGGCGTACACCGCAGACTTTGCACGGAAGTTCGTCACCGACCCCGAGAACACGCTGAAGCCGTTCATCGAACAGGTGGCGATGGCCAAGGCCCAAGAGCTTGTGCAGCAGCAGCTTGGCACCTACAAGGCCCAGAATTACGTTCAGTCTCTGGAATCGCAGAACGCTGATTGGCTGTATGACCAGTCCGGCCAGGTCACTCCGGAAGGCCAGGCCATCCAGGCGTATATCCAGCAGGCTTCCGAGATCGGGATTTCCTCGCCCGAGGCCCGCTGGCAGTACGCCACTGGGATGCTCCAGAGGGACCTCCTGAACCTCCGCTACCAGCAGATGCAGGCGCAGGGCTCGCAGGTGATGCCGCCCATGCAGGAGCAGCCGATGCCCCAGCCTGCTATCCAGCCTGACCCGGTAGCCAAGCAGAACATGGAATTCCTGCGGGAGCGCGCAGTGCGTTCTCCCAATCGTAGTGCCGGAACCACGGAACCGCGGGCACCGCGCCAGCGGATGAGCTTTGAAGAGCGGCTACGCGGCCAGCTCGTAACTGATGGAGTGCTGTAATGGCAAGTTCGACTGACTGGGCTCGTTCCATTGCAACGACGATCGTTAACCACCTCCGTGAGGAGGAGATCGCTTCGTTGCGGAAGTACAAGTTCTTCGCCGCGCTGGAAGGTGCGGGCCAGATTCGGACGAACATGTCCGGCCGTGGGTTCGACTGGGAAATCCAGTACCGCAACCATACGCCGACTGGTAACAACGGAGAGACTCCGCGTTCCTTCGCCAGAGAGAACCTCTGGAAGAAATTAGAGCTTGAGTACCGGGGCGCGCAGGTCACGGACGCCATTTACAAGAAGGAAATGCTAGAAAATCGCAGCGCTCAGGCGCTTGTGAACGTCGCCGGCAAGATGGCCAGCCGTCTGCTCACCAGCATGGAGCAGTATCTGGCTCAGGAGTGGATTCAGGACGGCTATGCCACCGGGAACGAGCTGCGGTTCCACGGCATCGAATCGTTTATGAACGCCACGCAGACCATCACCGAAACGTCTGCCGGCGCCGTCGCCCGGGCGGCGAACGCGGCCGATCCGTTCTACTACCCCAACGATTCCTACGCCGGTCTTTCGACTGTGCTGGGCGCGTATGGCGGCAGCGCGGATTCGACCGACAGTTGGCCCAACGGCAAGGTCGATCCGGAGTTTGACTTCTTCAGCCCGGTGATTGTGAACGCGGACTCGTCCTACTTCGGTGCCAGCACCTGGAAGGACAACTGCGTGAAGGCTGTCCGTGAGGCGCTTCACCAGACCCGCCGGAACGACACCAAGGAAGATCAGGTGGACATGGTTCTTCTGAACCGCCGCCTGTTCATCGATTTCCTCAACACGCTGGACAGCAAGGAGCGAGTGATCGTCAGTCGCACCAACGGCCTGCGGTCCTACGGCTTCACCGATGTGTTTGAGCTGGACGGCGTGGAAATCTCGTCTGAGAACTCGGTCCCTGCCGATGTGGGCTACGGGCTCGCCGTGGGGAACATTGAGCTTCTCTGCATGGAAGGTCAGCTCATGGTGAGCGAAGGCCCCTTCTATGACGAGATCACGCAGCAGTACCGCTACGTTGTTTCCACGTTGGGCAACCTTAAGTTCAAGAGCCCGCGTAACTTCTTTAAGCTCGTTGCCTAAGACCAGGAGTAGCACATGAGTCTGCTTGTTGATCCTCCCTTCAATCTCGGCCAGACCCTTGGCGTGGACGAAACGTCCGAGGGCACTGGCTGGGTGGGCGTTGTGAAGCAGTTCCCGGATGTCAATCCGCGGACTGGCAAGGTGCGGTCGAACCGCGTGAAGACCTGCATCGCCGTGCGTAACAGCTCTGGCGGTGCCCTGCTGCCGGCCCGCGTGGTCCGGTTTAAGGTCGGCACGGCGGGAACGGCCGTCTTCTCTGAGGTGGACGGCTACGCGGCCGTGACCAACGAGGAGCGCGTGGGCATCGTTGACGAGCATCTGCCCGCTGGCGGTGTTGCCGACAAGGATGTGTTCTGGGTTACGGTGGCTGGTCCGACCGAGGTGGCGCATGCCCTCTCCGGGACCGAGGTGGCGGTGGGCGACCGGCTCGCTGCGATCACCGCGGCGACGGCTGGTGCGACCACTGCCGGCCGTGTCACGCCGTCCGGAGTGGGTGCGGCGACGACTGGCGCGGGCAACAACGGCCTTGGCGTCATCGGCGTGGCTTGCTCAGCCGGTGCCACCACTGGCGGCAACGTCCTGGCCATCGTCAATTGCCGGATGTGATTGCTAGACAAATCGCCCCTCTGCGGGGCTTACGGGGGACAGCCGGTCGGACCAAAAAGCCGGCCGGCTGTTTTCTTTTATGGACCGACCTGCGCAAAGCAACATGAGCTACATCCGGCAACTGATCCGGCAGGTTCGCCAGGATCGGCCCGGCCGTGACCAAGCACAGGTGCGGATGCTCCAAGGCTTCCGGGTGGGCACAGACCGTATGACCAACAAGCAGGGTGAGCGATGAGTGCCTTTGGTCAGGCTGGCTTCGGCTCACGTAACCGCCGCAACCAGCTCCGCTCCCAAGGCCAGATGGACCCCTACGGCCAGCAGGTGCGTGCGGCCAAGCAGGCGCCGACATTCAACGTCTACCAGACCCAAGGCACCCAGCAGGCCGCTGGCCAACAGCAGGCACAAAGCCAGTCGCAGCCTACCCAACAGCCCGCCGCCGCGCAGCCTAGCGCTCCGGCAATGCCGGCGTACAGCCCCAGCTACTCATCCGGCACTGCCCAGCCCGTTCAGCCCCAAAGCACGGGAACGCCGTACTCTGCACCACCCAAGCAGGACTGGCTGCAAAGCATGAGCGATGATGAGCTGAAGAAAAGCCTGTCCAGCTGGACGGCCGCAGGCACTTCAGGAACGGGCGGTGCATTCGTTGACGCGAACCTCAAGGCAGCAACGGCCGAACTGGCGAGACGCGGACAGAGCTTTGATGCCACTGGCGCTCGCCGGCAGCAGCTCCAAGGCGACGTTGACCGCGTCAATCGGCAAATCAGTGATTGGAACGACCGGGCCCAGCCTGGCCAGCCTCGTATAGGCGAGACATTCTTGGTCAACGGCCAGCCAGACCAGCAGTGGATGCAAGCCAATCAGTACTGGGCCGATCAGAGGCGGCAGGCACAGACGGCGCTGGATACATACAACGCAGAAAACCCCGTGATTCAGACTGGCGGGCCAGGTAGGGCGAGCCCCGGCACTGCCCAGCCCATTCAACCACAAAGCCAAGGCACGCCCTACGGCGCTGATCCTGGCTACGCCGACCGCGTGGCTGCTGCCGAGCAGCAGTGGAGCAGCACGCCGGCCGGATCGCAGAAGCGGGATTGGGAGGGCAACACTGCACGCAACATGCTTGCCCGCGGGTTGCCGCCTGACATGGCGGCCAGGGATGCATCTGGCATGTCCATGGATGTGGTCCGTGCAAGCCAAGACCTAGAGCAAAGGCTGAGACAAAACGACGACTACATGCGTCAGTTGCGAGCCACTGATGGAGTGGTGCTTGGCCCAAACCAGCGATGGATGCAGCCGTCGCTCCAGCCGAATGCACCGCAGCAGGTGTATGAGGTTGCTGGCTTTGGGGTTGGCCCTGACGGCAAAACTATGCAGCCGATCTACCAGCCGGCCAAGGGGAAGCTGCAACTGCGAAGTCAGGCCGCGTCTGGCCAAGCCCAGCCCATCCAGCCTCAGACGCAAGGCACGCCGTACCCATCCGCCGCGCCGCAGTCGCCGGCCACCCAAATGCAGCAGACTCAAGTGGCTGCGCCTGCGGCCAGCCAGACAATGGGGAATACGCCAGGCCAAGCCCAGCCCGTCCAGCAGCAAAGCCAAGGCACGCCCTACGGCCAAGAGTTAGTAAGCGCCCCAGTCGGCGGCGGAACCGGCTTGTTTACGCCAGAGCAGGCTCGCGTGCAGCGGGAGGCGGAACAGCAGAGGCTGGAAACGCAGGCGTGGCTAGATTCCCAAAATAATCTCCTAGCGCAGATTGAGGCCGATGCCTTGGCCAGACCTGGCAGGGACGCGCAAATGCGTGCCGCGCAGCAGGAAGCTGCCAGAAATCAAACGCAAAGAGATCAGCAGGATTTGTCTGCTGCGGGCGTTAGAGAGCTGTTGAACGAAGCCAATAGGGCGAAGGCCAATATCGCTGACTTGCAGGCGTCAATTAGCTCCGGACGGATTGGCCGAGATGAGTTTGATCGCTTAATGATCGAAAACAATAAGACTCTTGCGCGGGCCAATGCAAATGCACAAGTGCGACGCCTGCTTGGTTGACCCTATGGCGTTTCTGAAAGGATAACTCTAAATGGCAATCGGCCTTGAGCATCTGCGTGGCCCCAATGGCGAGCATTGGACTGGCATGTCGCCACCGCAGCAACGATCCCAATATCCGCAGCAAAAGAAGTCTCAGGCGCCGCAGAGTCCTTTCGGCCCGCAGCAGACCGTCCAGACCTCCATGGGCAACTTCCCCACCCTCCAGGCATACCAACAGCAGCAGGACGCATTTGTCCAGCAGCACCTGAAGAACCAGTCCCAGTACAACCAGGGGCTCCAGTCCGGCCAGTCGCCACAGCGTGTCCCGGTCATGGAGGCATGGAAACAGGCCGGCGAGAACATCCAAAGCGGTCAGTACCAAGGCAATCCGTTCCAGACGGGCAACGTCGATGCGATCATGGGGATGTTCAACCAGTACGGAATCCAAGCCCCCCAGGGTTTCCGTGACCAGCTCCTACAGAACCTTGGCCAGCAGTCTGCGCCGCCGATGTATCAGCCGCAGCCGAGGATGTATTACCACACCGATGGGGAGCAAATGCGATACCCCGGCGGGCCGATGCAGCCGCAGCCGGCGATGGGCTACCCGGGCGGGCCGATGCCCCCCGGACAGATGCCAAGCAATGACGGCTTTATCGACACACGCGGGTCTGGCATGGGTAACTGGGCCGTTATGGTGCCCTACTACAACCCGGCTACTGGTGAAACTACGCACCGTACAGCCGGCGTTGTGCCGGCGCCGGGCTCCGGTTGGGTGCGTGGAGCCGGGCCTTCCGCCGGCCAGCAGCCGCCTGCGGCAGCGCCGGGCTACGGGGCGCGCATAAGGGACCCCGGAGGAATTTTCACATCCCAAGTGTTGGACCGTGACGGCGACGGCATTGACGACCGTAATCAGCTTGGCCCGGGCCAGCCGTTGCCGACCGTCTATAGCCCATTGCCGCAGATGGGCTACCCGGGTGAGTCGATGACTCCTCCATCGGCAACGCAGCCCAACCCCTCCGATCCGTGGTCTTACCCACTGCGCCCAGGGCACACCCGTGGGCCAAGTGGCGAGCAGATTATGACGCGGGAAGCCCGTGAGGCTGAGATCCGTCGCATGGAGCAGGAGTCAGGCAGGACCTACGTGCGGCCAAAGGCAGGCGTAACGAATGGCGGATGGCTTCCTCCGGCCAAGCCAAAGCCTGGGGCGTCCATCAGTCTCAACCCTGAGCAGGCCGCTGCAATGAAGCAATACATGGATAGCAGGCAGTCTGGGCGTGCGCAACCGACGCCAGCGAGGACGCGGGGCACGCCGTACCGTAGCGGCAAGAAGTAGACATTGGTACACTACCGGCTCCCCCAGGAGCCCCGGAATGAACCAGAAGTTCTCGGTCGGATTCTGCACTTTTAGCTACGGCGGCAACGGCGGCATCTCCTCTGAGGTGCCAGACATCCGTGAGTGGATGGTGCCACTGGTGGCTGATCTGTCGAAGGACTCCCGGATCGACCAGATTCGCATCTGGAACCTGGCCGACACGCCCATCACCATGACCCGCAACCGTGCCGTACTGATGGCGCGGGAGTACGGCGTCGATGTGCTGGTGATGATCGACTCCGACATGAAGCCGGACATCAACGCAGGCCAGCCAGGGGCCAAGCCTTTCTTCCACTCATCGTTCGACTTCTTGCTCAGCCATTACGCCAAGGGTCCGGTGGTGATTGGTGCCCCCTACTGCGGCCCGCCGCCGCAGGAGTGCGTCTACGTGTTCCGCTGGCAGAACATGCAGTCGGAGCATGCCAACCCGGACTACCAGTTGGAGATGTATGACCGGCATACCGGATACGGTATGACCGGCATCCAAGAGTGTGCTGCCCTGCCCACCGGGTTGATCATGTATGACATGCGCGCGTTCAACGTCACCGAGCCGCGGGACGAAACCGACAAGCCGTGGTTCTACTACGAGTGGACCGACAAGTACGCGGCGAACAAGGCGTCCACCGAAGATGTGACGATGACCCGTGACCTGTCGCTCGTCGGAACACAGAAGCTGGGCTACAACCCGATCTTCTGCAACTGGGATTCTTGGGCCGGTCACTGGAAGCCCAAGTGCGTCGGCAAGCCGGCAATCATCGGCGCTTCTCAGGTCAGCACCAAGCTGCGGAACGCCGTGGAGGCCGGAGTGGTCAACAAGGTTGTTGAACTGCCCACTCCTGGCTGGCTGCCCAAGTCATTCAACGACATGGGCATGGACCTGCCGCAGACCGACGCCCAGGCGTTGTCTGGGCTCATTGAATCCTTCCGTGCCAAGCACAACCGGAAGCCGACCGTATTGGAGGTGGGCTCTTGGGCCGGGCGCAGTGCCATCATCATGTCCGAGAGCGGCGCGGCCCATGTCACCTGTGTCGATACATGGGGCGGCAACGCCAACGACGACGGGTGCAAGGCGTATGACGGCACGGCCGGCACGCCGTTTGAGGTGTTCCAGAGAAACACCGCCGGCCGAAACATCAGCGCCATCAAAGCCAAGTCACCGGACGCCGCCCAGAAGTTCCGGGACCAGCAGTTCGACATCGTCTACATCGACGCCGAGCATGACTACGAATCGGTGAAAGCCGACATCCAAGCGTGGAAGCCCAAGGCCAAGTTCATCCTGGCGGGGCATGACTACCACTCGTTCGACGGTGTTCGCAAGGCCGTGGCTGATTGCGGTCTTGTGCCCCAGGTAAACGGAAATGTCTGGCACTGCCAACTCTGACGGCAAGCGTCAGGCATGCATTGACTGCGGGAAGGTGTATCCCGCAACCAATGACTACTTCCACAAAAGCAAAGACGGCTTGCATCCGCGGTGCAAGGCGTGCCGCAACAAGAAGATACGCAAGGCCCGCAAGAGCCGCACCACCAAACGTCTGGATGAGATTGAGCGAGGGGCGCTGGATGTGTTTGTCGGCGCGGCCCGGATCGGCGGGGCCAACATCCCGCACTCGTCTGAGCTGCTGGAAGTTCTGATGGAGTACTTCGGAGGCGTGCGTGGGTTTGCGAATTGCTACATGAAGCAGTTCTATGACAGCACCCCCGGAGGCGCGTTCCGCACCAAGATGCTGGAGGGCGTCATGCGGCTTGTCACCACCAACACCGCTATGGGCGGCGCCAAGAAGCCGCTGGAGCTGATGACCGAGGAGGAGCTGGAAGCCGAGTTGCGCCGCCAAGTGCTAGAGGCCGCCACGGCAGTGAAGGCCGTGACGGTGGTGGACTCACCAAAGATAGAGCATGCCACGCCGACACCCCAAGATACCGCCGCCCCCAATTCCTGAAGGCGATCTCGGTGGTCTGACCCAGCACCAACTGGGCCAGATGCGGGACGTTCAGGCTGAGCTGACCGAGCGTCGGCTGGAGTCCCTGCGTCTCTATGAGCCCATGCCGACTCAGGAGGAGTTCCACCGCTGCTTGGCGAGCGAGCGGGTGGTTCTTGGCGGCAACCGAGGCGGCAAGACGCTGGCCGTCAGCATCGAAGCGGCCCGCGCGGCCACGGGCCAAGACCCATACGGCAAGTACCCCAAGGAAGATGGGAACCTCGTCGTCGTCGGCAGGAATTGGCCGCACATCGGCATGGTGATCTATAGGTCGCTGTTCCGCCCCGGCGCGTTCAAAATCATCCGTGACGAACACACAGGACAGTGGCGCTCATACCGGCCCGGGTTGGACGAACACCGCCGCGCGCAGTGCAAGCCGGCGCCTCCGTTGATTCCGCCGCGTCTGATCAAAGACCTGAGCTGGGTGCTGAAGAACGCCCACTACCTTCAGCGCGCTGAACTGCTGAACGGGTGGACCATTTACTGCTTCTCGTCCGAAGGAGAACCCCCGCAAGGCTTCCAGGCCGACCTCTGCTGGATTGACGAGGACGTTGGCAATGAGGCGTGGATCGGTGAGATGCAGGCCCGCCTCGCAGACCGCAAGGGGCGCTTTGTGTGGTCGGCCATGCCCCACAGCAAGAACGATGCCCTGCTTGGACTCTGCGAACGCGCCGACAAGGCGGCGGAAGATGGCGTGGCGAATCCAATCATCCGCAAGTTCTCCCTGCGGTTCTTGGACAACCCGCACATCGACCAAGAGGAAAAGCAGAAGAACCTAGAGCGGTGGAGTGCGCTTGGGCAGGACGAGCTGCGCATGCGGGCCGAGGGTGAGTTCACCACTGAGTCCACGTTGATGTACCCCACCTTCAACCCGTCCGTGCATGTGATGCGCAAGGACCAGTTGCCGGATGGCGTGGTGCCGGACGACTGGACCCGCTACGTGGCGATTGACCCGGGCCACGCGGTGATGGCTTCGCTGTTTGGGGCCGTTCCGCCGGACGAACGGTTCCTGCTGATCTATGACGAGCTGTACATCCGCAACTGCAATGCGCTGATCTGGGGCGAGCAGTTTGCCGAGAAGGTCAAAGACTCCGTGATCCACGCGGCCATCATGGACATGCACGGTGGCCTGCTCCGGGATTTGGGCTCCGGCCGCCTACCACATGAGCTGTATTCAGAGGAGCTGAAAAAGCGTAAGATTCGGTTCACGCTTACTGGACATCAGTTCATCCCCGGCAGCGACGACATTCCTGCACGCACGGCACTTGTGCGCCAGATGCTCCACATCCGCGGAGACGGCTCCACCAAGCTGCGTGTGCTGGAGGGAGCGTGCCCAAACTTGCTCAGGGAGCTGAAGCGATACCGCAAGAAGACGACGAGTGTCAACGGGGTGGTGTACGTGACCGACGCACCGCAGACGCGCGGCGAAGTCCATGCCGCCCAGACGTTGGAGTACCTGTGTGCGCATGAGCCCAAGTACCACGTTCCGCCTCGCCGGCCAGGGTCGGAGCCGTGGTGGGTCAAATGGCAGGAGGCCAGGCGCAAGCGTCAGCGTGAATCAACTGATCCGTGTGTGTTGCTAGCCCCCACAGGGAGCCTGAAACGATGAGCTACGAAATGCCCAAGGCGGCGGTCGGAGACTGGGTGCTGTTTTTCCCGCACATCGAAGCGGAGCCCGTGCCGGCCGTGGTGATCTCTGCGTCCTCCAGGACGCTCAATCTCATGGCGTTTGGCCGTGGCGGGGTGGTGGAAAAGCCCAGCGTTCACCACAGCACCGATCCCGGAGTGGAGGAATTCCCGGACTGGAAGCGGTACGGGTACTGGGAACATAAGTCTGACCCGCGTCTGGCCATGCTTTCCGAGCGGGTCAGCCTCTTGGAGCAGAAGGTTGGGGCCAAAAAGCCCGGCGGCGGGCAATAGTAGGTAGGAGCCTGCCAGATGCCCGAGGACAACCCGCTGCGCCCCATCGTCAAACGGTGGCTGGAGTGCATTAAGCAGGCCGAGAAGCACAAGGACCCCTTCACCCGGGACGCCCGGGAGGCGATGGGGTTTTACAGCTCCGACCCTGACGCCATGTGGGGCAACGAGTTTGCCCGTGGCGAACGCGGCTACAACCGCGGCCTGTCACCGCCACCGTTTCGGATGGTTGTGAACCGTGTTTGGGAGGCTGTCCGGCTCTTTACGGCCGTGATCCACCACCGGAACCCAGTTCGCACGGTGACGCCCAAGGAGTACCCGATCGTCGGCCCGCAGCTCTTGGGCATCTTCCCGCAGCCGCCCATGCCGCAGATGGGCCCGGACGGGCAGCCCGTGATGGGCCCTGACGGCCAGCCGGTGATGATGCCGGACCCGGGCCAGATGTACTACCAGCAGCTCGTCCAGCAGCAGCAGATGCTGTTTGAGAGCCGCAAGCTGGTCAGCCGGCTCTTGGAAGACTACCTCAACTACACACCTAATGAGCTGGACCTGAAGCGGCACAGCCGCAAGGTGGTTGAGGAGGCGTTCATTAAGGGCGCTTCCGTGTGGTGGCATGAGCTGTACGCGCCGCCGGGAGCAACCGTGAGGTTTGCCGGCAGCTTCTTCGACAGCATCGACAATCTTGTCTGGGACCCGGACGCGGACGAGTTTGAGGACATCCGTTGGGCCGCCCGGAAACGCACGCAGCCGATCGACGAGGTGGCTGCCAAGTTCGGACTGAGCCGTGACGACCTGAAGGGCCACATCGAATCCTACTCGTCACGCGCCGAGGAACGCATCCGCGGCTATGAGCAGCGCCGCAAGACCGGCAAGACGAACGACCTCATCTGCTACTGGGAGGTCTACAGCAAGACGGGCTTTGGCGATCGGCTCAAGGACGCGGACAAGGACCTGCGAGGCAAGTTCGACGCCTTTGGGCCCAACTGCTACATCGTCATAGCCGAAGGCGTGGACTTCCCTCTCAACATGCCGCCGGCCATGCTGCAAGAGGAGGTGGACGATACTGGCGTGCCGCCGACGATGTTCATGGCGGCCCAGTGGCCCATCCCGTTCTGGGCCGAGCCCAACGGCTGGCCGTTCACGCTTTTAGCTTGGCATGGCCAGCCCGGCTACTCTTGGCCCATCAGCCTTATCAAACCCGGCATCGGTGAGCTGCGGTTCATCAACTGGGCAATGTCGTTCTTGGCGACTCGCATTGCCACTTCGTCGCAGACGCTCATCGGCGTCGCCAAGGCGGCTGACCCGGACCTGAAGGCAAAGATTCTGGACGACAAGGCCGAAGGCGGCTTCAACATTGTCGAAATCTCAGAGGCTCTCGGTCGGTCGGTCAACGATGTCATCAGCGTGTTCCAAATGCCGGGCGTAACGCAGGACATGTACAACATCATTGCCGAAGTGACCAGTTTGTTTGATAGGCGAGTGGGATTGACCGAGCTGATTTACGGTATGACCAGGGCATCCTTCAGGTCGGCCGCAGAGGCCACCGTGAAGAGCGAGCAGATCAGCGTGAGGCCGGACGATTACGCCAATACGTTGGAAGACGCCCTGTCCGAGGTCGCCCGCAAGGAAGCCCTGCTGGCCCGGTGGATGGTGTACCCACAGGACGTTGCTCCTCTGCTTGGTCCTATGGCGGCACAGGCGTGGCAGATGCACGTTCAAAACGAAAACCCGGAGTCCATCGTCCGGGAGTATTCCTACCGCGTCGAAGCCGGTTCAGCCCGCAAGCCCAACATCGCCACCAAGACAGAGAACCTGAACAACTTTATGCAGGTGATCATGCCGGTGGCGCAGGGCTTAATCCAAGCCGGCCGCCCTGAGTTGTTCAACGGCGTGATGACGCAGTGGGGCAAAGTCAACCAGATGGATGTGAGCGAGTTTTTGGTGCCCCCGCCGCCGCCTCCTCCACCGCAGCAGGAGCCGCAGAATGCAAATCCCGCAGGAAGTCCGTGACGCCGGGCCTGAAGCAGTTCGCACGTACAAGGCCGCGTTGCCGCACGGCGAGCGTTGGGCGCTGATGGTTGCCCTTCAGTGCCCGCCAGGCACCAAGGGGACCGACCGCGCCTTTATGCAAGGCCGCATGAGCGGACAGCAACTGGACGGCATGCCTGTCGGCCAAGCCCGGTGGATGTCACGGGAGGCCCGAGCAGCCGGCATCAACATAGCCGGCAAGTACTACTGCGGAGGTCTTGCGGACAGCCGCGCGTGGCGTGACCCGGAAGCGTGGGTGTCCTCATCGGACGATGTGCTGCGGGTGGCCCGCAAGCGCAACCGCCGCGTGGAGGGGGCCGTCTCGCATGAGCCGCTCCCAGAAGCCCCCAAGCGCACCCTATTGTCGGAGTCCATCATCCGAGACGAATTGCGCAAGGAGCGGAAGCGTCACCCGCGCGCCAAGGTGGGGGAGCTGCGGGAAAAGATCATTGAGCGCCACGCCTACAAGGTGAAGGGCAGGAACGTATGACCGCGGGAGGCACCCATGCCAAGCGTTAAAATTTCTTCGCTCCCGGTCGGCGTGGCCGAGGCGAATGCGATTCTCATCGTCAACAACGCCGGCAACACCCAGACCACGCGGGTGACGGCTGGGGCCATTGCGGCATTGTCTGGCCCAGTGCATTCGGTGGCTGGGCGCACAGGGGCCGTAGCCATCACCGCAGGTGACATTTCCAACTTCAATGCAGCCGCGGCGAGTGTCTGTGGAACTGCCTCCCCGGTGACCAGTGTCAATGGCGTCACGGGGGCGGTGAGCATCAACGCCACTTCGATCGGCGCTGCACCGACATCGCATACCCACGCAACCGGCGACATCACCAACTTCGCCAGTGCCGTGGCGGTGATCGCCGGAACCACCGGGCCCGTGGCCAGCGTCAATGGGCTCACGGGGGCAGTGTCACTCAATGCAACCACCATCGGTGCCGCCCCGGCTTCCCACGGCCACAACTCCACGGCAGTGACAGACTTCACCACCGCGGTTGCAACGGGCGAGCGGTGGGCAACCGTGACGATCAGCAACACCGTGATCAGCACCGTGGCCGATGTGTACCGGCTCACGGCCAGCACCACCACCGAGGTGCGCGGCATCACCAATGCGGTGCGTGACGGCGTGACGCGGGCGACCTTCATCAATGTCGGCGTGAATGCCCTGACATTCGTCCACAATCACTCCACTGATTCGGCTGCGTTCCTCTGCCCGGGAGGAGTCAATTTCTCACTGCCGGAAAACCAGTGGGTGCATGGGCGGTATGACCCAACGAGTCAGCGGTGGCGAATCGTCCCCAACTGCTGCGGTGGAACGTGACCGTTGGCGGGCGCCTGCTGCGGATAGGCAGCCTGCTGCAACGAGCGAAGGTAGATAACGCAGTTGCTGTCACCCGTGCCGGTCTAGCCGACGCCACCGACGACTTTACGCTCGCCTCATGGATACGGGAGGAGGCTGAGAAGCGTGGCCATGTGCTGCCGCTGGATGTGGTGGCACGCATGATCCGCATCGCACGCAAGCCATCCAAGCCCAAGCCAGCGGATGGCCGGCTGGCCGTGATCGCCTGCCATTACAACCCGGCGGGCTGGAAGAACTCCACCGAGAACTACCTGCGATTTTTGCATGAGATGCGGTGGTGGCGACTGCCGCTCTTCACCGCCGAGGTCGCCTATGACGGCCAGGCTTTCCCCACGCCTGACGCTTGGCTCCACATTAGAGCCACGGACGCGCACCGGATGTGGCAAAAGGAGCGGCTGCTCAACCTCTTGGTTGAGTCACTGCCGGCCAGCTACACGCGGGTGGCGTGGATTGACGCCGATGTGATTTTCTTGGATCGGCATTGGCCTGAGCGGCTAGATGAACTGCTGGGGCACCACGCCGTGGTTCAGCTCTGGAACCGCTGGCACTGTCCGGACGCCATGGGTGCGGTGTGCGAGGTGCTGACCAGCGTCGGCCCTGGCGGGTCTAGGTATGACGCTGACAAGCCCATATCCCCCGGCGGCGCGTGGGCGGCCCGCAGGTCGGTCTTCCCGCTGTATGACCGGCACATCGTTGGCTCCGGCGACGCCATGGCACTGGAGGCTTGGATGGGCTTGGAGAAGTCCCAATGCCTGCGGCGGATGAATCCCGCCATGGCAGCCGACTTCTCGGCATGGGCGCACCAGGCCCACCGCAAGGTCCAGGGCCGCATCGGAGCGCTTCCGGGAGATACTGTACACATGTATCATGGGACGCGGGCCAATCGGCAATACGTGGACCGCTGGGGACCGGTGATCGACGCCGGGTTTGACCCGGTGGCGCATGTCAAAGTGGACACCAACGGGCTATTGGCGTGGACCGATGCGGCCCCACCGCAGCTAGTGGACTGGGTCCGCAGCTACTTCCACACGCGGCAGGAGGATCAGTAGCAAATGCGTGCCACTTTTTCTTTCAAATTGCCGGAGGAGCAGGACGACTATGACGCCGCCCGGCTGGGCCCCGCGGCCTTAACGCTCTTGGCCCAAATCGACGCCCGCCTCCGGAGCCTCGTCAAATACGAGGGCGGTAGCGTCGGAGAGGTGCGATTGGCCGAAGAAATCCGCCAAATGATCCCCGCGGAGCTGCTGGAGGGACATTGATAATTAGACATGTCCCGGAACCGTGTACAGCTCAGGCGTGGTCAGGCGGCTGCATGGGCCGCCCGGAACCCAGTCTTGCTGGCCGGCGAGCTGGGCATCGAAACAGACACGCTGAGACTGAAGATCGGAAACGGTGAAACGGCCTGGAACGCACTCCCCTACTACACCACATCGGACGGTTCCGAGCTGGAGGATGTGCAGGTTTCGTCACCGGCCGAGGGCGACCTACTCAGATACAGCAGCGGCAAATGGCGGAACTACCCAGAGCAGGACGTTGTAAACGGGGGTGATTTCTAATGGCTACGCTCAGGATCAAGCGACGTTCCACGGGTGGGGCGAGCGGCGCCCCAGGCTCACTGGCTCAGTCAGAGCTGGCTTTTTCTGAAGTCGATGACATCCTGCACATCGGCAAGGGGAGCGGTGGCGGGGCGTCGGTCCTTGCCATCGGCGGGCCCGGTGCGTTTCTTAGCCTCACCGCAACGCAGACGGCCAGCGGCACGTACACGTTCAGCGGAACGGCAAACTTCAGCGGCACGCTGAAAATTGGCGGGACCGCGGTCAGCAGCACCGCCGCTGAGCTGAACTACCTCAACACGGTGACCGCGGGCACGGCCAGTGCATCCAAAGCCCTGGTGGTGGACGCCAACAAGGACATCTCGCTGGGCACCGGCGACCTGTCCTGCACGGATGTGACTGCCAGCGGAAACGTCAGCGGAACGTGGAACGGCACTGCCATCGGCGTGTCGAAGGGCGGCACCGGGCTGACGGCCGCGGCCAAGGGCACAGTGCTGGTCGCCAACTCAGCAGACACCATCTCCGCACTGGACGGCGGCGGCGTAAGTAACGGTGTGCTGTATTACACAGCCAGCACCGACACCATCAGTTGGGCTACCGAGATCGACGGCGGTTCCTATTGACGATTAAGATCAAACACAAGCGCGGCACGGCCAGCAGCATAACGACAGCGAACCCCACGCTGGCGGCCGGAGAGCTTGCGTTTGAGACAGACACGCGGCGGTTTAAGGTGGGCGATGGCACCACGGCGTGGTCCTCGCTCTCTTATGTGACGCCATACGTGACGGCTACAGATCGCATTTTGGGCCGCAGCTCAGCAGGGGCAGGTGCCGCGGAAGAAATATCCTGCGGCTCCTTCGGCCGCTCGTTGATCGGCTCGGCCGACGCGGCTGCGGCACGCACCACGCTGAGTGTGCAGCCGACGGCTTCGCCAGCGTTCACGGGCACGGTAAGCGCAGCGGCGGCGAACTTCACCGGAGCGGTCAGCGTTACCTCACCGCTGACGCTCACGGGCACGGTCGCAGGCAACGTGCGGGCGTTGAAACTCCAGACAAGCGGCGTAGACCGCTGGCAGATCACGCCGGGATTCGACGCCGAGAGTGGTAGCAACGCCGGATCGACGTTTTGGATCACGCGGTGGTCAGACGCTGGAGTGTTTCTCGGCACGCCCATAGCGATCTCCAGAGCAACCGGCAGCGTGACGCTGGAAAATCCGCTGTTTGTTCAAGCAGGCAGCGCGTCGGCTCCGGGCGTGGCGTTCAGCGGCGACGCGAACACCGGCCTAGCGCAGATCGGCGGGGCGGATACGGCGAGTCTGGTGACGGCTGGGGTGGAGCGAGTGCGGGTTGGAAGTGGCGGACGAGTCGCTTTTCATGCCAACTCCGAAAAATACGGCATCCAAATCAACAACGGATCAACAGGGAATGGGCCGTTCATCGGCAGCGACGGGGCGGACATCTTCACCATCAGCACGTCCGGCGGTGCGGAGCGGGTGCGGGTGGACGCGGGTGGTAATTTGGGCATTGGCGTGACGCCAGCAGCAAGCACAACTTCCAACGTACAAGCGTCCGGCGACATCACGCTCTACGGCGCGTCTCGCGGATTTCTTGGCAATTTGTATTTTCAATCCGGATGGAAGTACGCAGGCACAGGGCATGGGTGGGGATGGATTGAAGGTTCCGGGAACGTGGATTTTTCGCGTACCTCGTCCAGCGGTACCGCTGGAAACACGGCGACGCTGAACACGGCAATTCGCATCAACTCCAACAGCGAAGTGCTGATCGGCACCACAACTGATAACGGTGCGTACCTGCTGCAAGTCAACTCCCAGATTTACGCCACCAACGCAACGATCGCCACGTCCGACGCACGTTTCAAAACCAACGTCAAAACACTGACCGATGCCACCGCAGTCATCGAAGCCCTGCGGGCCGTCGCCTTTGACTTTCTTCCGCACGCCGAGAGAAACTTCGCCACCGAGCGACAGGTCGGACTGATCGCACAGGAGGCACAGGCGGCGCTGGCGGGCACCGACTACGCCGACAGCGTGGTGGCACAGTGCGGCGACCATCTGGGACTTGCGTACGAGAAACTGGTGCCAGTGCTGATCAAGGCGCTACAGGAAAGCAACGCACGCATCGCAGCACTAGAGGAGCGACTGAACCATGCCTGACATTCCAACGCTCTACACCTCGCCCGACGCCACCGTGAGCATCAATGCGGTGTACGACCGCATCTGGCTGCGAGAGGTCGTCATCAGCGCCCCGCAGATCGGCGGCGAAGCCGAAGCCCGTCTCATGCTCGCACGCTACCGCCTCACCGAGACCGGCGTGGAGGAAGCACCCGCCGAGCCGCTGCGGCTGCACCTCACTGACCTGCTCGCAGGGGCAGATGCGGACCCGGACTTGGCCGCGGCGATCAGTGCGATCATGGCCTATGTGGCCAAAGCCGGCATTGAGCAAGGCGTGATAGCGCCACCGGAGGCGTGATGCCGTACCAGACATATTTCGATCTCGTCGAATCACTCATAGTCAGCTCATACGGCGGCGCTCAGGACGCTGAGCAGCGGGACATCCGCACGGCCGTACAGCGTGCGTACCAAGAGCTGGGCTGGATTAGAGACTGGGAATGGCTGCATCAACTAGGGCGCATCGTCGTTCAGCCCAGTTGGTCCGGCACGGTCACCTACGTGGCTAGTACTCGCACCGTCACCAAGGTCACGGGCGACGCCTTCCCGGCAGACGCCGAGTACTTTTTCATGCGTATTGGCACTGTTGTCTCCCGCGTCAAAACACGCAACAGCTCAACAGTGCTGGTCTTGGACCCGGTCCTCAATTACCCCGAGGACTTTGCGGAGGCTACCACGGCCTCGCTTTATCGCACCATCTACCCGCTGCCGTCCGATTTCCGGAATCTGGACACGCCCATCGATGAAGCGAGCTGGAGCGCTTTCAACTACCTCCCGCAAGACGTTGCGATGAAGATGGAGCGAGTGTTCGATGTCCAAGGCCCGCAGGCGTACTGGACGGTAATGCGGGACGAGAAGTCGAACGGCTGGGCCATCCGCGTCATCGGCTATCCGGCACGCATCGAAACGATTGATTTCACGTACCGACGCTCTCCGCGCACGCTTCGGTTTAGCGGCCATGAGTCGGCGGCGCGGGCCGGAACCATAACGGCCTCCGGCACTACGGTCACCGGGTCCGGCACATCGTTCTCGTCAGCCATGGTGGGCAGCATCCTGCGGGTAGGAACATCCTCCGCTCACCCGGAGCCGCTGGGGGCGATGAACCCATGGCAGGCCGAGGCGAAGATTACCGCCGTCACCAATGCCACTAGCCTGACGGTGGACTCTGCGATCACAGCGTCCTCTGCCAAGTACGTGGTCACGGACCCGGTTGACCTGTCGCCGGGAATGACCAATTGCCTGCACAGCGCCTGCGAGTATTGGCTTTCCCGAATCCGCGGCACCAAACCAGACCAAGCGTTTGGCCTGTACCAGCGTGACCTCCGGCTGGCCATGGAGAACGATTCGCTCTCGCCTATCGCCGGCCACCGACGCCTCATCTGGGACATCTCCGGCTGGCGCACGCCGCTTCAGCCGGACGGAGTGGATGGAGGTTCGCCGTGATCATCGTTGACAGGTGGCTGGGCCTGGTCACAAACGCCTCGCCGTATGGCCTCCAGCCGGGCACGGCGGTCACGCAAGTCAATCTCCAGGTCCTCAGCCCCGGCGAGCTGACGGTGCGTCCAGGCACCACAGCGCTGACGTTCACCTCGCACGCCGGCTCCACGGTCGGTATCTGGCGTTCGTTTCGCTACCCGGGCCCGTCTGAGTCGATTGTGTACCAATCTACTGATGGCGTGATTCGCATCGCTGAGGGGCCAGGCTGATGCAAATTGCCGCACGGACATCTGGTGGGCTGGTGCGCGTCACCGTGACTACGGGCGGCACGCAGTACACCTCGCCTCCCACGGTTGTGATTGCCGGGGCCAGCGCCGTGGCCCACCTAGACGGCAACCGGGTGCAGTCGGTGGTCATTACGAATGCCGGCACTGGGTTCACATCCAACCCAACCGTGTCATTCCAGGTTCCGTCGCAAGCAGTAACAATCTCGTCCGTGACGGCGGGAACACAATCTGCCACCGTCACCCTGAGCGCGGCCCTGAGCGCAACTACATGGCCCCTGCTTTCGGTCGGCGGCGTGACGGTCGATGTGCAGAACTTTGTCAGCACAACGCAGTTGGTGGCTTCCACCACCGCTGTGACCACTGGGGCTGGCACGCTATTGGAGACTGGGTCTGGCGCCGCCGCCACGGCCTATGCGTACACAGGTCCGATGCGGCCGGCGTCGTTCTTCCGCGGGCGTTTCAATGACCTGTATGCCGTGGACGGCATGGGGCGTGGCATCCGCTATGTCGGACGCCCTCCCATTGCCACGGGCGAGTCGGAGTTGTTGGCCGAAGACGGCTCAGAGCTACAGACCGAGGCCGGCGACACGCTGCAAACGGAGTACGGCGCAAAGAAAGACGCCGTGCCGATCGGATTAAATAAGCCTGCCATGGGGCCGGTCATCACTGCGGCCACCACCAGCGGTGGGAAGTACGTATCCGCCATCCAGATCGTCCGCGGTGGTGCCGGCTACGCCGGGCTGCCGACCGTCACCATCACTGGCGGCACGCCCTCCAAGAGCGCCAAGGCGCGCGCGGTGGTGCGGAGTGGGCGAGTCGATCGAATATTTGTCACCGACCAAGGCGCTGGCTACCAAGACACGCCCACGGTGGAGATCACTGGTGGTGTGGGCACTGGCGCCACGTTTAACGTGGGCGTGGTTGGCGAGCTGGCAAGCCTCCAGGTGACTGCTGGCGGAGCGGGCTACACCAGCAATGCCACCACTTCGCCTACGGTTGTGTTTCACAACACAAACGGCCTCACACTTGCGACGGCCCGCCTGACGGTCAACGAGCGTGGCCAGATCGACGGTGTGTCGGTCCTGTCTGGCGGGACGGGCGCTACGGCCACGGGCGTCACCGCATCCGTGACAGGCGGTGGGGGCACTGGGGCTGCTCTGGGCGTGCAGATGCGGTACGCCGTGTCGGCGCTCACGGTCGGCAACAGTGGCAGCGGGTACTACACGCCACCAATCGTCACCGTACAGCGGGCCGCTACGGACACGGAGTCCGGCGACGCCACAGCTAACGCATCGGTCAACGGAAGCGGCAATATCTCGTCCGCTACGGTGATCTCCGGCGGGCGGTATTCCGAAATTCCCACTGCCCTTGTTGTGGACTCCGGGGCCAGGGCGCAGGCGACGATCCGTGATCCGCTACGCGGGCTGTACTACTGTGCCATCCGCTACTTTGACGACACGCCAACCGAGGAGAACGGGCCCGTCTACAGCTCCATTTCCGAGCTGGTGGAGGTGGACTGCGGCGACGGTGCCGCGTCGCTCACTTGGAGCTTCGATCACTACTCCATCGATGACCGCGTGACCGGCATGGAGTTGTGGCGGTCCACGGCTGAGCAACGCACGCTGCTCTTCCGCGTGGGGATTCTCAAACGAACAGACGCGGCGTGGGACAGCTCCTACACCGAGTCAATCAACGACATCGACATTAACGACACCACCAGGGACGGTTACGGGCTGATGCCTGTCACGCTGCCGAGCGGCCAGGTTAACGCCCGTCGCTTCACCGTGCCGCCTGGCGAGTTCGCCGTTGGCGTGATGTTCCAGGACCGCGCTTGGTACGCGGTAGACACGCTGGGCCTGCGGCCAAACGCGCTCGTTTACTCAGAGATCGATGAGCCGGAGAGCGTGCCAGAGGAGAACGAGCTGCTGGTGCAGGAGAACAGCGCCACGCCGGACAAGGTGGTGGCGCTCGTCCCACTTGGCCCGGCCCTGCTGGTGGTGCAGCGGAGCCACATCTACAAGCTCATGTATGTGGCCCAGCCGATCATCGACGCCAGCATCACACTGGTGTCATACCGCGGGGCACTGCATGAGCGTTGCTGGGCGGTCATGTCCGGCGTTGCGTTCTTGGCCGACAGCAACGGCATGTACGCATTTGATGGGCAAAGCGAGGAGGCGATCTCCGCGCCGGTCGATGACTACTGGCGTGAAGGGATTATCGACTTCACCAAGGCAGACAAGTTTCACGTATCGGCCGATTTCTTGGCGAAGGTTGTGCGGTTCCATTACTGCCGGTCTGCCGATTCGCAGCCTGTCCGCGCTCTGTGTTATTGCGTGGCTACCAAGGCGTGGTGGGAAGAGACTTACCCAATCGGCCGCACGGCATCTTCCGTGTCGCTCATCGGCAACCGCTGGGTGCAGGTCAACGCCACGGCCGGAGGAACACTGCTCAAAGAGAGCGGCCTGAGCGATAGCGGGACGAGCATCGACTACCAGTACCGATCCGGGCCAATGCCGCTGGATGCCGGGCCCAGCAGGTCGGTGGGCGTTGTGTACAAGCCGACGCCGAGCCGCAACGACTTAAACCTTTCCTTGCACTACAACAACTCGGCGTCCCCGCGTGAGAACGCCATAAGCACCGACCGCGGGTCTGGCTTTGTTTCGTCGCAGGGCGGAACGGCGGCTGTGCTGGACATGTCGCAGACACGCTCTGCGTTGGGCGAGGCCAACGGGTTTGCCAGGGCCTATGTCGCAGGCCGGCGAGACGACCGCTCCGCTGGTGGCGATCGGCACATGGCGGTTGCCTTGGCGGGCACTCAGAGTTCAACGGCCGCCAACGACGGCGTGGTCATCTACTCGCTCCAAGTGGAGGGCTCAGGCTAATGCTCACACAGCTCATGCCGGCGTTAGCGCGTTCGCTGGGAAACACCCTGAACCAGAACGACCTGCGCTCGCTCATGCAGGTTCTCGGCAACTGCAATCAGCCGCTCCAGCACCGCGGCCCAGTGAATCTGGCGCCCACCATGCCGCAGTTCGGAGCCGGCGGCGGCATGTACAACGGCGACTATTGGAGTTGGAACGAGTACAACAACGTCATCAACTACGGCGATGAGAACGTCTTCAACGACTTCTCCTACAACGACAACCGTGACTTCAGCACCATCCGCCTTGGTGACATCAACACAACGAATGTCTTCAACGAAGGCAATCAGACGATCATCAATCTGATTAACAACCCTCCCGGTCAGCAGGGTGACCCTGGCGAGAAGGGCGACACTGGCGATCCCGGCCGGGACGGCCGTGACGGGCGTGATGGGCTGAGCATCGTCGGCCCGGCTGGACCTCCCGGCCAGGACGGCGCTGACGGCCGGGACGGCTTGGATGGGCCGGCTGGCCCTCCGGGGGTCACCACGGTTGTGGTGATTGGCGACCCGGGAAACCAGCGGTCGAAGGAGATTAAATTCGTCAAAGGTCTGAACGTTGGCTATGGCCTGCTCCGCTACATGAATGGCGGGACCATCAACGTGTCCTGCGCCGACGACGGGTCAATATCGGCGTCGTTTGTGCCGACTTTTGGCTTTGCCGACTACGTGCAATTTGTTGAGGGAATCACGGGCACCGCCACCGTCCTGACGCCCTGAGCCACGCAACCGGACATTAGTAGGTAGGAGACACCCATGCCAGCAGCGATTCACCAAGGCGGGATTACCAATGCCTTCCCGGGCGGGCAGGTCACGCATTTTGCCCCGCAGCAGCAGCAGTTCCCGGACCCACGCGGCGCGCTGTACCAGCTCCCGGGGCAGATGCTTCAATCCACCTCCCAGAATTACGGCTCCATGGCCGGCGGTCTGGCTGGCATTGGTCAGGCCATCGGCGGCATGACAGGCCAGCAGTCGCAGGCTTTGGCCGGGCTGGGCGGGGCCATGGCTCAGAACTATGGCGCCTACGGCAACACGCTTGGCAATCTCGCCTCTGCGGCGGCGAACGATAGCACTGGTTACTACAACTCGCTCGCCGCTGCGGCAGGGAGTAACCAGACCGGCCTGGCAAACATGTGGACCCAAGCACTGGCGTCGGCCGGCGGCATGGGCAACGCACTGGCCGCATCCATGGGCCAAGGCCAGGCGGGATATCAGCAGGCCCTCGCCGGCATGCAGGGCAGCAACCAGAGCGCCGTCAGTCAGTACGGCCAGCAGCGCCTGAATGCGTTGGCTCGCCTGGGTGCTGCGGATGCCGTGGGCAATATGCAGTTCGATTTCGGCGGCGGTGGTGGCGGTGGGAATACGTTCAGCGCCACTAGCCCAAGCGGCCCAGTGGCGAGCGGCAGCTACAGCATGGGCGGCGACGGGGGCGGTGGCATTGGAGGTGGCGGCACCGATCTCAGCGGCTACCGCAACGACATTATGGACGGCGGCATCCTGTCGCAGCTCGCATCCGCGGACACGGACGCCCGTGATCGGATGGATCGGCAGCAGGACCTGTATCGCCAAGACTACAGCAACATGTTTGGCCAGGGGCTGCTTGGCATGCTGGCGATGGGCCGTGAGGGGGCAGGCAACATGCGTCAGGGCATGACGGACTTCTACGGCAACGTGTCACAGAACCGCCCCAATTTTGGCAGTTATCTGGACCGAGCGACGCAGGGGTTCCGTGAGTCCGGCCGGGACATCCGTGACGTTGGCGACCGCATGAGCGGCGACTACGGCAGCGGCCTTGGCGCGCTTGCCGGACTGGCCGGGCAGATCGGCAGCGGCATGGACAACGCCAACCGCACAGGCATGGATGGAGTGATGCAACTGATGCGGCGCATGGAGCCGACCGCCATTGAGGCGGCGCAGCAGAACCGTCAGCTCCAGTCCCTGCGAGGTGGCTGGGCCTCCAGTGACATGGCCAGCTCGCCATATGCCGCTGCGTACTACAGCCGCCTGCCGGCCGTGCGAGCAGCGGAGCGACGCATCCCCATGATGAGGCGCGGATGAACGCTCAGTACCAGACAGGCATTCAAAACCGACCACCGCAGACCGCTGGGCTCCTCCAGCAGATGCAGGGCATGCAGTCGCCCTACCAGCAGTATGGACCAAACCACCAAGATGTGATGCAGGGCCTGATGGCGCGGCGGGGCGTGGACATGAGCCGCTACGCCCAGCAGATGCAGGACAGCTACGCCACCCAGCAGCAGCAAGCAGAAATGCAGACCGCCTTGGCTGGGCTCCAGCAGCTCAGCCAAGACCGACAGAACCAGACCGGCCTCCAGAACAGCCGACTGCAAGCCATGCTGGGTCTCCAGGGTGACATCCTTGGGGGGCTGCTGCGATGAACCAAGTCACCCTTGGGCGCCAATTCCCCGCCGGCTACAGCGACCGCCAAATGGGCGGCGCTTTCAATAGTCAGCTTGCCCAAGCCTTATCCATGGGTGACCCACGGTTCCAAGTGAAGCAGTTGGACCGCGCCGGCTTCAGCCGCGGTGCGGCACAGCGGAACCAAGCAGGCATCAACGCCGCACAGGCCATGGCAGATGGCATGGCCGCTGCTTACCAAGGGGCGATGGACGACCAGTCCTACAACGCCAACCTTCTCCTGCAAGGCCAGCAGGCACAGGAGCGCAACGCCCAAGCGTTGGCCGGACTCCAGCAGCAGGATTCCTACGCACAGCAAATGGCACAGCTCCAGCGGCAGCAGGCCGTGATGAACTTTGCAGGCAGTCTTCTTGGAGGGTTATTGAGCTAATGAGCCGCATAGACCTTGGTCTGGACGACCTCACCAACGCCGCGCTGAAGCGCCTTGTGCAGCAGTTGCTGTCTGCCAATGAGTCCGAGGAACGCAAGCTCTTGTCCAAGATTGGCAGCAAGAACGACTTGGCGGATTTGGACGAGGAGATGCACGGCAAGCCCAATACGCCGCAAGTCGAAGACGACGACATGCCGGACGACGACGAAGAGCTGCCAGAGGTTCCCAAGCCGAAAGGAAAGAAGTAATGGCCGGTAAATCCGAGGGCGTTTCCCGTTTCTTGGGCAGCCTCCAGTTCACGGAACAACTTGGCAAGAACATGCCCGCGCTCTCACGCGCGCGGCCTGACTTGGTGCGTGGCATTGAGGCCGGCGACCAAGAGGCCATGCTGGAGGCGTACCGCTGGATTGTCTCTCAGGGCGACCGCGTGACGAGCCCCAAGGGCATGCGATCGCTGCGCAAGGTGGACCCTGAGTCTGCTCGCCAAGTGGAGGCATGGCGGGCCGGCGACGAAGAGTACATCCCGGTCGGCGAGATGGCGGCCAAGCTGGATGCGCCGACCGAGTCCGCACGCCAGCTAGAGCTGCCCATGCGCAGCCCCGAGGACGAAATCCGCGCGCTGATCCCGGCGACTCGCAGCGGTTCTGGTGTGCCTGTCGGCTCTCCATACGGCGGGCCGACCACTGACATGATCCCTGCTCCGCTGCGCGGCCTTCCAGCACCCGGAGGCATGGTGCCATCGCAGCGTGCCATGACGCCAGCGCAAGGTGCAATTGCGGAGCAGTTTGACCGCGCACTGTCTACCGACGTTGATCTCCCCGGATTGCCCGGCCCGCGTCCGCGTTACCGCGTGTGGCAGGACCCTCCGCGTCGGCTGGAGGGGGAGGTGGACAGCGGCCTTCCTCGCATCCGCGTCATTGATGCCGAGCCTCCGCGCCGGGGTTTCAATTGGAAGCCAGCCGCCGCAGCGGCGGCTGCTGGTGGCGGTCTGTATGTCGCCACGCAGCGTGATGATGACGAGCCTGCGCTGACCAGCACTGCCGGCACGGCTGACCTGAAGGCCGAGACATCTCCTCCACCGGCCGTCGCCACTGAGGAGGAACCGCCAATCAGTGAGCCAGCCGCGCCCGTGAGGGATGCGCGTGAGACCGCCGCGCCAGTAATGGGGCCGCGTGAGCGCGCCCACGCAATGATTAAGCAGCTCAACGACATGCGACGCGCTGCTGGTGGAGAAGTGCCACAGGCGAAGGCCATGATGGCTGAGATCAATCGCCTGCTGGCAGAAAGCAATCGGCAGCGTAACGCTCCGGGCTTCGATCCGCAGCCACGCACCGACCCGCATAACCAAGCTCTGCGACTGACGCAGGAGCTGAACGACATGCGCCGACGCGCCGGCGGCGAGGTGCCGCAGGCCCAGGCAATGATGCGAGAGATTGCGCGGCTCAACGCCTTGGGCGACCAGATGGTGAACAACAGGACCGCTGGCCGGAGGGTTGGATGAACGAGTTTGACGACGTTTCGACTGAGCGACTCACTGCCATTGCGAACGGCACTATTCCCGCCGACCCTGGCGCGCGTCGCTACGCGCGGGCGGTGCTGTGGCAGCGCGGCATAGGCACCGATCCGTATGCGACCAGTGCGACGCCAGCCGTATCGCTGCCGAGAGTTGGCGACATCCCTGACCCGCTAGACGCAGCAGCCACGCCAATCACGCCCGAGCCGATGGCTGGTGGTGCCCCTGAATTTGACAGCGGGATTCCACTGAAGACCGGCGTTGGCTTCGGGCGGCTGCCCGGGCGAACCCAGACGATCGACGGCGTTGAAGTCCCTGTCTACGAAAACGCTGCTGGGAAGCAGTACTACCGTCTCGGTGACATTAATGCAGCGCAGGCAGCGGCGCGTGAGGCCGAGCGAGTGCGATTGCAGGAAGAGAGCAACGCCCGCCAAGAACAGCAGTTCGGCTACATGAGCGACAGCCCAACGCCGGAGCAACTGGCTAACCGCGTGCAGTCCCGCGCAGGCGCTCGCAGGCAGGCGTCCACGGGCGCAGCCACCCGCCAGCGCGTGGAGCGTCTCGCCGACCAGTTGGGTGTGCCCTACAACGTGGCATACGAGGCCTACGAAAAAGCATTGGGTGAGGTCAGCCCATCCGATAGCGATATGGCCGGTGCCGGAGGTGGCGCGTCAGTCGGCGCGCCAGTGCCGGGCCTTGGCCATGGCGCCGACGCCTTGGTCGGACCTGACGGCCTGCTCACACCGCGTGGCATTGGCCACGTAATGGACGCGGCCACCCGTGACCTCATGGCCAACAGTGGCGGCGTTGACCGCCGCGCCAAGCAGAAGGCAGAGGCGAGAGACATCATCACTCGCCGCGCGCAGCTCCGCAACAACCCAATGGAATACTTGGGGCGTGACGACCTGAACGATTGGCAGCGGATGGTGATGGCGCGCGCCATGGTTGGCAGCTCTGGACAAACGCCGGCTGACTTTACGGCAGACCAAGACAAGCGACAGTTGGGATGGGCGCAACTTCAGCAGCAAGGAATTGCACAGCAGGCCGCGGCGGCAGAGGGTCTAGAAAAACTTCGCCTAGAAGCAGAACGCGCCAGGCAGGAGGGTGCAATTGCCCAGCAGCGCGCCGACACTGAGCGGCAAAGGGTATCGAATGAAGCGGCTGCTTTAGAACGCGGCGAGCAGATGAAGCAGGAGCAGCGTGACGAGCAGCAACAATTACTTGAGCGTCAGCGGCTGGCGGCGCGTTACGGCCCAGGCGTCGAAGATTTGCTTGACGGTAATTTTTCTACGCCCGCCGCCGAAGCCACATTGGCAAAGATCGCCTTGGACTCCGACGATTCTTGGACTGGCTTCTATCCGTCAGATGCCATTCGCATGGACGCCACCCTGCAATCCATCGGCGTGACAGACCCTGCCGTGAGGCAGCGTTTAGTCCAGGACTACGGACTCTCTCCGATGCAGGCATTTGGGCCGCAAGGTCGCAGCGGGCCGATCTCTGGACTTTACAATTTCTTTTATGGCGACATTGACTATCCAGAGTATGGCCCAAAGTAACGCATGGCACGCTCACCACTCTATGACTACTACGATCCCTATGGCGTTCTAGCGCAACAGGCCCAACTGGGCATGCTGCCGGCCGAAGAGGACGAAGTCGATGAGTACGGCATGCCGGTTGCCAGACGGCAGCCGCGGCTGAGCGATCTCATGCCAGAGGAGCAACGCAGCTCCCTGCTGCGCAATCTGGCCGAGACTGGCATGTCCGGCCTTCAGCTCGCCGGCACCATTCTGGACACGCCTGGTGCTATCGTCCGCGGCATCTTGGCCGGGCGACCGCTTAGTGCATTCTCTGACGAGCGCGTGTCAGGCCGTGATCTTCTGCGCCAGTACGGGCTAGTGGGCGAGGAAGATACGTATGCGAACTTTGGGGCCGGCTTGGCCGCCGAGGTCCTCACCGATCCGCTCACGTTCCTGAATCCATTCGCCATCCTTGGGCGCGGGGCGCTCACGCGCGGCGTTGGCGTGCCGTTGCGAAAGGCAGGGCTGCTCCGTGACCCGGGGCTAGATGCCGCGCGCGGCTTTGGCCAAGAGGTGACGCGCTCCGTAGACACCATTGGCCTGCCCGGCGAAACGGTGGCTCGCCTGCCGGGCTCCACCACAGCTCCGCGCGCCCCATCCGGCGTGCGTGAGTATCTGCGAAGCCTCACGCCGGAGCGAGCGTTTGCTGAAGCCGCTCAATGGATGACGCCGGACGAGCTGCGTGACGCCCGTGCGTTGTTTGAGGCGGCCGGCGGTCGCATGGACGACACGGGCGGCGCTGCTGCGTTGATGTCGTTTAAGGTGCCTGGGACCTCCATCCAGTATGACATCACGGGCGGTGCCTTTGGCGATGCACTGGCCCGCGGCTTGGACCAAGCGGGCGAGTGGAGCAAGCGGGCTCCTGTCTTGGGCCCGTTGACACGCGGGGCGGCAGCGGCGTTCGACAGCAGTGTTGGCTACACGCTGGACCCGGATGTGCAGATGGCGCACCGACGCGCGTTTGCCCAATGGCGCCGCAACGAAGAGCGGCTGCGGAGGGAGTTTGGGCGGCTGGAGCGTGACGCACTGGGCGTGCAGATGCCCGAGACGATCACGTTGGACGGCGAGCAGGTTCCACTGCCCGAGCAGTTCCGTGGCGGCTTCGCCTCGCAGGACTTTCAGAACGCTTTGGCCGATTGGCTGGAGAGCCCCGGCCTGCGTGCGCGTGATGGTGCGCTCAGCATTCCCGGCTCGCCGTCGATGGCAAAGACCAGCGGCGACGCCGTGGCGGATTACCTGCTGGAGAACATCCCAGAGTTCCGTGCCGTCCGTGAGGCGTTTGCGTCTTTGCCGGAAGAGGCCCGCCAAGCAGCCAGCCGCCGTGGCCTGCGTCTCCCAGAGTGGGTGAGCCGCGCAGCAGACACGCAGTTCTTCCCCAGGCAGACGGTGTGGTTCGGCCAAGAGGACTTGCTGCCTGAGCAGATCGCCAGAACGCCCAGCGCCTACACCCGCGGCGAGCGACTCTTTGGCGTCACGGACAACTTGGGCCGCAGCCGTGAGATGTACACGGACATCCCCGGCGGTCGCCGCACGTTCCGCGCCATGACCGGCGGGCCGACAGCGCGGCAGCTCCAAGACGATCTCTTGCGAGCCAACAACGAGGAAGTGCCGGGCATCATCGATGCGTGGTTCGACGCCAACGACATTGAGCGGCCGTACACGCGCATCGCCCGAAACGCCGCGGGCCAGACCACGGAAGAAGGGCTGCGTCAGGCGAACAATCTGAAGGTGCAGTTGGCGGATTTCATCCGCGGCTTGGATCGGAAGTACGCCGAGCAGGGCGTCGGTGTATTCGACACGCCGGTCTTCACTGATGCCCTGCGTTACGCCACAGGCCAAGGCCGCGTGGCTGCGTTTGGCGACGAGCTGATCACGGAGCTGGGGCGTGCCGCACAGGACATCCGCGCGCCGCTTGTCGAAGGCGGGACGGCCGTGCCGCTGGCGCGTGCGGCAGAGGACCTTGGGTTCGACGCCAATCTGTTTGCGGAGCGGTGGCGCCGCAGCGGGCGGGGCGACATCGCCCAGTTCAGCATCGACAAGCGCACGCTGGCGGCGCTCAAGGCGCTGAACCAGACAACGCGCCTTGGCCTGCCAGAGAGCGGCGCCCTGCGTGGGCTGGACGCCTTCACCAGGCTGTTTAAGACGACAGCCTTGGCATGGCCGTCGTTCCATACCAGAAACTTGTACAGCAATGCCGTCGCCATGCTGGCTGGCGAGTCCAGCCCACGGGCCATGCGGCAGGCGTACCAAGCGACGCGCGGCAACTTGGGTCCGATAGCCGAGTTTCTGGCCGACGCACCGATCTACAGCGCGCTCACTCCAGAAGAGCGCATAGCGCGGTTTGGCGAGGACGCCGCCGCGGCCGGCGTCGGCATGGGCAACGTGTTCGACGATCTGACCGCAGTTCCTGAGCAGCGTTTCGCCAGACTGACCCCGGGCCTGAGCCCAGAGAACGACATTGCCGCTGCGGCCCGCGGTCTGCTGCCACAAGCCGGTCGCACTTGGCGACAGTACTTCCGGGACCTTGGCACCATCCGCGGTGTCGGCATCAACCGTCCGGCAAGCGAGACGCGCAACCCGCTGCTGCGACTCAATGAGGCCGTGGGCAACACGGTGGAGGACACCACACGGCTGTCGATGTTTGCCGACCTCCTGCGCCAAGGCTACTCAGCCACGCAGGCTGGCGACATGGTGCGGCGCGCTCTCATCGACTACTCGCCCAGCGCCTACAGCGCCGTGGAGCGAGACTTCCTGAAGCGGGCCGTGCCGTTCTACTCGTTCCAAAAGGGCATGTTCCCGTCGATTGCGGAGAACCTGCTGTACCGGCCCGGGGGCGTGCAGGGGCAATCGGTGCGCGTGGTGAGCCGCGCATCGGAGCCAACAGAAGAGAACTTTGTGCCCGAGCGATTCCGACGCTCGTCCGCCATACCGCTGCCATTCTCGCCAAGGGAAGGCGTGCAGCGCTACCTCACGCGGCTAGACCTTCCGTGGGAGGGCACGTTCAACCTGCTGACCCCCGGCGTCGGCGGCAGCACCTACACCGCTCTGGGCGATACGCTGCAAGAGACGGCCAGCAATCTGCTTGGCCAGACAAACCCGCTCTTCAAAGCGCCGCTTGAGTACGTGACAGATCGCCAGCTCTACAGCGGTGCCAGGCTCAGCGATGCCTACAGCGTTCTGGAGAACCAAGGCGTGCCCGGCGGCCGGGACCTTGAGCAATTCATCATGAACTTTGTGCCGTTCGGCAGCCGGGGCCTTGGCTTGTACAGACAGTTGGTAGATGACCGACTGACGATGCCGGATCGCTTGGCCAAGGCTGGCATCAACGTGTTCAGCGGGTTCGGCCTGACCGACATCGACAGCGATGCGGCGCGTGAGCGAGCAGCTCGCAACATGCTCCAGCAGATGCTTGCAGACACGCCGGGCGTGAGGACTTACGAGAACCTGACGCTGGACGACGCCGCGCTAGAGAGGCTGAGCCCCCAGCAGCGGGACAGCTACTTGCTCTACCGCATCGTCCAGAGCGAGGCCGCGCGCCGGGCACGGCAGCGTGACCGCCAGCAGGAAGCGATGGCAGTGCTAGCCCGGTAGCACTGGCGGCACCCGCGGCTGGTCTGGCCGAATTTCTGACAGTAAAAGCCTGTCAACATAGTAGGCTTTCATCCCGGGGCTCCGGTGGCCCAAGTGTCCACTGGCGTCGAATCCAGCGGCTTCGCAGTAAGTCGCCCCGCTGCGCCTGAGCCATTTGGTCGATCCCTCCAGTCCTGCGCGCTTGACGATTTTTCGCATGACCCGTAAGACTTGCACCGCAGAAATGAGCCCCCCGAAAACGCAGGGCCCAATTCTGGGCAGTTGCCGGATCGCCGCAAGGCACGCAGCGTCCAGCAGCACCACATGCGGATAGCCGGTCTTGTCCTGCCGAATGGCAGCCTTTGATCCACGGATGGCATCATGGCGAAGCGACAGCAGATCAGAGCGCCGAAGTCCAGTGCTGTAAGCGGCGAGTATCCACGCCGGCATCAGCGTGGCATACGCGCAGTTGCGCGTGCCGCCGGGGAGCTGCGCGGCTATCGCCAGCAGCGAACGAATGTCCGCGTGGCTCCAAGCGCGCGGGTTCGGGGGCGGCACCTTGACACGCCGCAACGGCCGGAGTACTGTTCGCTTGTTCAGCAGCCGCTCTTGGGCTGCGAATCGGAACAGGCAGGCAAGCATCCGCCGATGCCGAGCCACCGTGGAGGCAGACAGATGGTCCAAGGCGCTGGTCAGGTAGTCATCGATCCTGTCCGCGGACAGTTGGGCGACATCCCAATTGATGCGCTTGGCCAGGATGTGGTACTGGCGGAAGTAGGCAGGACTGCCGCCGACCCTGTTGACGTATCTGGTTGCGAGTTCCGTGAGATTCATGGCACCCCCTCTGAGGCCGTGCCAGCCGTGGGGGGTTTTTACCCAGCCCGCGCCCGTAGCTCAATTGGATACGGCACTGATCGCCTCTATGCGATCCTACGCGCCGCCTACATCGCAGCGTTAATCGCAGCGATTTTTGCGAAAAAGACCGGGATGATCTGCGTCCTCCTCTGCTTGGGGGAGCTGCCGGTTTTCATCCGCTGGGTCATGGACGGCCGCCGCATGCGGCGAGCCTCACGGAGGGGATGAGGGAGCGACTTGCCCCACGGACGGGGCTTTCTTTTCTGGAGGTGTACATATGGATATGTCAAAGCTGCCGATCAAAATCGTCGGCATGCCGAATGGCGAGTACCACGGCAAGCGGGAATTCTTGAGCCGGTCTTATCTGACCGCGGTTGCCGAGGGCGGCGGCGAGGTCCAGCAGTTCTTGGACCAAGGCCACAGCCTCTTTAGCGGGAACACGGCCACCCGCAAGGGATCGGAGTGGGACACGCTCGTCCAAGGTCGTTGCGAGGGCAAGACGCTCGCAGAGCAGTTGCGTGTTCCGCCTGCGGATGTGCTTGGTGCCAACGGTGCGCGGACCACCAAGGCATACAAGGAATGGGAGGCGCAGCAGACCGACTGCGTGGTGTGCAGCGCGGAGCAGGCGTGGCAGTACGGCAAGATGATGGACTCGCTCATGGCCAACGACTCCGCGCGTCGTCTGATCGAACGGACGACCGAGACGCAGGTCAGCGTCTTTTTTGAGCTGGACGGCCACCCGGTGAAGGTGCGGCCGGACGGCTGCTGCGAAGACCTTTGGTGGGACCTGAAGACGACCAGCAGCAAGTGGTCGCAAGTGGTGCGGTCGATCGGTGACTACGGCTACGGCGAACAGGCGTGGCTTTACACGCAGGGCGCAATGGCAATCGGCTACGAAGGCTTTCGCATGCCGTTTGTCTTCTGCCAGACCGTGCCGCCGTTTGGGTGCATCGTCCGCACGCTGCCCGACGACTTCGTTGGCGAGTGTGGAGAACGCATGCTCCAGACGATGGAGCTGGTGAAGCTGCGGCGTGAGACGGGGGAGTACTTGCCGCTAGATCACGGCGAGACGAGGGAGTTGGAGATTCCGGCGTGGATGAGAAACAAACAGGAGGTGTTCTGATGAGCGAGATGATTGAGGCATTGGCGAAGGCCAAGGGTAGTTTCAAAAATCCGAAGCAGTCTGGCGTCAACACGTTCTTCAAAAGCCAGAGTCATCCCCGCGGCATGCCGTATTCGACGGCAGCGGACATTGACGAGGCGATCTCGGCGGCACTGACGGCCAACGGGTTCGCCCCCGTCACCGTGCATCCTCGCTGCGTGGACGGCGTGTGGTGTGCCGAGGGTGTGCTGCGGCACAAATGTGGCGAGCAGATTCAGGCAGAGGTGCCTCTGTTTCTTTCCAAGGCAGACATGCAGGGATTTAAGAGTGCCCTGACATATGCCCATCGCATGCTGCTGATCTGCCTCACTGGGGCGCTCAGCGGCTGCGACGACGACGACGCCAACAGTGTGGCCGGCAACCAGCCGCAGGCGGCGGCGAAGAACCCGCGCGCTGTGCTGGAGGCGGCGGCCGTGGAGAACGACCTGCGCAAGGCGCTGGCAGACGGCAACGAGGAGCTTGCCCAGAAGCTGCTCACCAAGTTCCGCCTGTACGCCAAGCGCGGCGAGATCGACCAAGACCTCCTGCACCGTGCAGAGAGGGCATATGAGAAGGCGTTTGCTGAAGAGGTGACGAGTGTCTGACCTGAATGTGTTTTCCTGCACGGCTCGCTTGGGGACCGATGCGGAGATCAAGGACATCAACGGCAAGACCAAGGCCCGATACCGCGTGGCCGTTGGCGGCAGGAAGGATCAGACGACATGGCTGACATGCGAGCAGTGGGAGCCGCACCCTGTGATTCTGTCGCTGCTTGTGAAGGGTGCGCGTGTCGCACTGTCCGGTCGCTTGGAAGAGCAGCAGTGGACGGGCAAGGACGGCGCTGCCAAGAGCGCCATGGTGTTTGTGGTGAGCAACGTGACCCTGCTCACGCCGAAGGCCGCTGCGGAGGAGAGGCCGCAGACGGTGATCCAAGGAGCGCCCCGGCGCCCCAAGTGGGAGAGTGACGACGCGGACACCCCTTTCTGATTTCCCCCGGGTGCGGCGCGGCGGCAACGCCTCCCCTGCCGTCTGCGCCCCCGGGGGTTTCAGAAGTCACGGAGGACGATGAGATGTCGATCAATAGCTGGATGCCACTGTATACGCGGGACATCTTGGCGGGCTGTGCGGACATGTCGGCAACCCAGTTTGGGGCGTACTGCCGCATGCTCTTCTATGCGTGGCATTCGGACGGCCTGCCAAACGATATGGAGGCATGCTGCCGCATAGCCGGCGGCCTGTCCCCTGCCGACTGGCAGGTCGTTAGACGGCGACTGGTGGTCCTGGACGCGGGCACCAGCGAGGAGCGCCTGTCGCACCCCCGCCTGGAGGCCGAGCGGGCCCGTGCCGCCGGCCTGCATGCCAGGCGTTGCGAGGCCATGGCCAAGGCCCGGGCGAGGAATCCGAAGAACGGTTCGGATCAATCAATTGATCAATCAATTGATCAATCTTCAGATCAATCAATTGATCAATCAATTGATCTGAAAATTGATACACAACCACAACCACAACCACAACCACATACTAAGAAAGAATCTCCTTCGGAGATTCCTGCTGCGGCTCGTAAGCCTCGCCGCAGCCGCACCTACCGGATCGGCTGGAGCGAGGAGAGCGGATTCACCGGCATCAGCGACGACGACATCGCCCGCTGGAAGGCGGCCTACCCAGCCGTGGACCTGACCGTGGAGACGGCGAAGGCCCACTCTTGGCTGGTTGACCACCCTGCCAAGGCGCGCCGCAGCAACTACGGCCAGTTCTTGGGCGGCTGGTTCAGCCGCGTCCAAGACCGTGGCGGGACAAAGGGGGGCGTGTCGTCTGTCGCCACCAAGACCTTCCGCCCAGACGCTGGCCGTGACATGACGGCGAGCGAGTACGCGGATTGGCGTCAGGGCCAGATGCGGCGTGAGTACGAGCAATCCAAGGCCCGAAAGCGCGGCCTGACATCGATAGGAGATTCGATCAATGAGCGACTTGGAGCGACCAGACCTGCTGATGGATCAGACGGCTGACGAGATTCTCACGGAGGTGTTCGATGTCTCGCACGTTTTCCCGCCGGTCTTTGTTCGGACTGAGCCGCCGCGCAAGCGAACGTGGGGCGAAGCGTTCCGGTCACTGTTTGGCCTTCTTCGCAGAGCTGCACCGCAGGGTGATCGTCAACCGTGAGCCGATCGGCATCGTTCGCTACAAGCTGCGGATGGACGAGGGGGCCTGCGACGGCATGCTGAAAATCCTGCGGCACTGCGGTGGCGTTCCAAGCAACGAGCGCATCGCTTGCATCGCCATGCAGGACCCGGGCTTCGATGACCAAGACATAGCGGACATCTGCGACGAGTCGGTGGATTGGGCGCGCCAGTGCCGCGCACAGAGGGAGGCGATCGAACAGCGTGAGGTGATCCCGGAGGACCTTTGCTGGTTCTCTGGTCACATCACCAAGCGTGATCCCACTCCGGAGGAAATCCGCGTGCGTTGCGCGGAGCAGCGAGCCAGGGCGCATCACACCAACAGTGTGCCGCGCAACACCTCGCCAGCAATCCGGCAGTGGCTCCTTGCGAGGTACGGTGATGCGTTCATTTTCGACAGCGTTGGCTAGCGGTCACCACGCCGAGCGGTTGTGGGTGGAGCAAATGCGCAAACGCAACTGTGCCGTTGCCCACGGTCGCAAGTTCGTTGCCAAGAATCACTGCAAGAAAACAGGGCACGTAGATACGCCGGACGCCGCGGCGGTCGTTGGCATAGAGATCAAGGAGCGGAGCTGTGCTTTCACCGATCCGAAGTCGTTTCCATTTGCCACCGTGTACGTGGACGATCTGCGTGGCATGGCGCTGGAGCAGCACACCAATCTCATCTACGTGTACGTGAGCAAGCCGACAGGCGCGTTCGTATGGCTCACCATCCTGGACCGCAACGAGGAGTGGAAGCACGCCACCGCGTTCGACAAAGGCCGGCAGCATGAGGTGCATGTGCTGGAGGCGCCCAAGAGCGCACTGCGACACGCCGACGAACTGATGTCACTGATTTATCCGTTGCATCTCTTGGAACTGATCGATGGAGAAACCGGAGCCTTCCGAGCTGGAGGTGGAGAGACAGAGAAAGTTGATCGCTACGTTGCTTCGACGAATCCGAATGCTGGAGAGCGAGCTGGAGGCACTGCGCCAAAAGGTGGTCAACGTGTGGGGTGAAGCGTGAGCGCACCGCTGCTGCTGTTTGTCAGTTTCATTTACCTGGCTGTGGGAATTGACCAGGCGTGGAAGGGGTCGCCGGCCGGCTGCCTCGTTTGGTGCTCCTACGCCGCGGCGAACTGGGGGCTGATGTGGACGACGAAGTGACCTACCAAGACGACATCGTTCTTCAGCTTAGGCGGGCGGCTGTATGGACGATGCTCAACGGCCAGCGCCACATGCTGGACCATGCGGCCGATGAGATTGAGCGGTTGCGCCTCACCGCCGCGGAGCGGGAGGCGGTGCAAGTTGCCAGAGATGCCTACGCTGACGATGACGGAAATGCAGAGTGCGAGCAGATTGCGGCGGTTTTGTCTCGCCTGCTTGAGCGTACGAAGTGACACAGAACCAGTGTTTCGCTGGCGTATCGTATGGAAAAGACGACGCGAAACGGAGGATTGCGAATATGAGTTGGGAGTGGATTCCGGTGACGGAGCGGCTGCCGCAGGAAGGCGTCAGGTGCATCATTGCGACAAGGGTTCCCGGCCGTTACCTCATCGACGGCGAGCCTAAAGACGGGCATGAGATTGAGTTTGGCGAGTGGACTGGCGACCGCTGGCAATGCTTCTCCATACCATGCGTATCCATCATGCACCCGTCTATGGTGAGCCACTGGATGCCGCTCCCTGCCCCGCCAACGGACGCCAAGTAGCAAGCGAACGCCAAAGATCAGGAGCATCGCATGGAAAACTCAACTACACCGCAGGACGACGCAGCGATGTCTCCTGCATCGACTGGTTCGCTGGCGTGGACTCCGGTGGAGGAACGCCTGCCGGACGATGGAGAAGAGGTTCTCGCGTACGCCGACGGCAGGCGATGCAACGCTGAGTTTTGGCGGAGCGAATGGTGGCACGCATGTCAGGGTTTTGAGAAACGAGGGGGCCGGATGCTGAAAAGGGTTTCGCATTGGATGCCGCTCCCTGCCCCACCAACGGACGCCAAGTAGCCAGCGAACCAGTATTTATGCGGAACGTGATAATCCGCCGATTGGCGACCGAATCCGCGCCGCACCCAGCCGATGACACGCTGCGTGGCCTGCTGGATCGTCACGCTATTTCTCAATATTTGGCTGGCAGGCAATCAGCGTGAAATGCCATACACAACATGCCGGAAAGTGACAGTTTCTGTTTCGTCGGATCGGTAGCTTACGTGTCGTCGAAGCGGTAGCGTGGCGACGACCAATCGTATGGAAAGGCTACAGTTTACGCAGGTAATTGAATATGAACGGGGAGTACGGCATCGATTGGTTCTGGGTGACTGTGATGGCGCTCTGCGTGATTGCATTCCTCATCGACCGGCACAGCCATGAACTGTGACATCCCCTACCTGCGCTGCTGGGTCAGGCTGCCATTCGTCTCCAAGAGGGAAGGCATGGAGGAGGCGTATGCGTTTGCGATCTCGTCGATCCCAGGACGCGCACTGGCATTCCATTGCATGCTGAAGAGCGGCGCGCACTATCGGCACGTTCCGATCCATGCGTTAGCCCTGCGCCCTGACGCCGAGCCGGTGGCGCTTGGCGACTGCCAGCTCTGGGACTGCTTCACGTTCAGAGCGGAAGTGAACGTCTACTCCTACCTGCGTGAGCATGAGGCCGTCGCCTATCGGCGCAGCGGGCCGGCGGAAGGCACGTACCTCTTCACGCTGGACTGGCTACCAGATAGCTGGGAGCAGCCTGGCTTCGTCCTGCACCCAGACCAAAACAAGTGCGGCCACGTACTGGCGTTGGACAACGGCAACCTCTGCTGCCTGCCGACCAACCGGATTGCGTGGCGGGATGCCTACTTCATCGGCCGGAACCCGGACCCCCGCTCCATGGGCTACACGGTCCAAGAAGAGGTCTACCAGGCGGAGGACTCGGCATTCGACGTTTCAGGCACCCAGCATCTCTTCTACGGCCCGGAGAGGTGTTCAGGCGTACAGCAGGCCGCTTCGGCCGATCGGCCGCCAGAACGCACGCCAGGGCCTCTGGTGACCACATGTGGGAATTAGCCATGATCGCCGTCGCCTGCGAACTGCCAGCTCTGTGGGTCACCCCTGACGGCATGCCGCCGACGCTGGCCGACCTCGTCTGCCGGCTGCCGGAGGACTCGCCGGCCTGGGAGCCATGCCCAATTACATGGGCGCATGAGGCCAGCCACTTCCTGTCCAAGGGAGGTGACCGCATCCACGGCTTGTACTGGATGGATGGTCATCGTCGGTGGGTTCCGGTCCCGCCCATCTCCACGGAGCGGGTGTTCCGGGCCATACCCAACGACAAGCGCGGCAGCATCTACAAGACCTACATCTCGCAAGCGAGGGACCCGTACTGGCGTGATCGTCCGACCATGATCTTGGACGAGTGGCTGGCCTACCTGCGTGGCAGCCAAGTGCGCAAGGAGCTGGCATGGACTCGCCGCAAGGAAACCACCACCTACTGCGCCGTGTGCGCTGACTGGGCGCAGGTGCTGTACCAGATGTCGCTGTCGATCGAAGGCTACAACCACGCAGCCCTGCGTGATGTGTGCCGTGACATCTTGGAGGAATGCAGGGAGGCGATACCTGAGTGGGACGAGATGTCGGACGCGGAGTTCTGAGCGAGTTCGCCGCGCTCTTCCGATCCTGCGCCGTGTGCTGGTGGCCTGAGTCGGACGGCCGGCGGCGCATGGAGATTCACCACCTCCAGCAAGGTGCCGCGCGCAAGCATGATCGGCGGTGCCTGCTTTCGCTCTGCGAGCGGTGCCACGGAGTTTTCCACAGCGGTCAAATCTATGGTCGCTTCCCCGATCTGAACAAAGGTATACTCCTCACGGCGAAGCAGGAATCTGACCCGGAATTTTTCGATCCGCAGTACCTGGCGTCGCTGCGACACAAGAAACACTTGGGCTACGAACCACAGCCGATCCCGGATTTCTACCTGCAAGAACGTCAGACCAACCTATGGCCGTCCCGACGCCCCTGACATGCGAGGTTCGCCGCGTCACTCGCTGCGACACCGTGATCATCCGGCTGTGGATTCCGCACATCCAAGCCAACTGCGAAATCCCACTGCTGTTGGAAGGCGTGAGCTGCGAGCCGGATGCCAAGCGGCACATCTGCGACTGGGTGGAGATTCACGCAGATTTCGGCCGGCTGCGACTCTTGGGCGGCGACACCTTCCGTGATGAGTACGGCCGGCTGCTGGGCGACCTCGCTGACCTGTCGTCCGGCGAGACGCTCACGGAGTGGCTGATAGAGCAGCGTGTCGCCAAGCCAAGGCCAAACCACTTCTTCGACATCATGGCTGAACGACTGACCGCGGAGGAACCCGATGCTGGCCACGGCGCAGATTAAGACGACCGGCCGACAGTTCGATGTCGGCTGGCCCACCGAAGGAGACGCCCGGGACTTCCGGTTCTGGGGCGCGGTCGGTGAGTGGATTCAGAAGAACGAGAAGGTGCTGGGCAAGAAGTGCCTGCTCACCAACGTGAAGCTGCTGCATGAGCAGTTCCCGACGCTCTCCAAGATCGATGTGCGTGATTACTCAGGGCGGGGGGCGTCGCTGTGAACAGTCGCAGCAAGGGCAAACGCGGTGAGCTGGAGGCCAGCAAGGCGTGGGTGGCCGCCATCGGCGGCACGGCCCGGCGCGGCCAGCAATTCAGCGGCGGCACCGACAGCCCGGATGTGGTCACCGACTGCGGAGCAATCCATCTGGAGGTGAAGCGCACGGAGCGTGGCAATCCCTACGGCTGGGTGGACCAGGCCGTGCGTGACGCCAAAGACAACATCCCCGTAGTGCTGCATAGGCGATCCAGGCGTGAGTGGCTTTGCATAGTGAGGCTCACCGATGTCAGCCGACTGGCGGAAGAAATTGTTGCGCACGCTCAAGGCGTGGGCGGAAGAGCGGTTCCCGGTGGAGTACCCGGTGCGGGTGTACCTGAGAGCGAAGCACCGGATGGGGGGGAACCTGGGGCTGTTTGAATATGACTATGACAGCGAGCGGGGAGTGATCTCAATTCAGGAGGGGCAGGATCATGCAGGCACAATCGACACGTTCATCGAAGAGTGGGCGCACGCGCGGACGGCGAGTCTTATCGATACCAAAGACGCCGAAGACCCGTGGCACCACCCCACCTTCTGGGCTGAGTACGGGCGAATTCAGCAGGCCGCCCGTGAAAGACCTTGGTGACCCGTACCTCCCGGTGTGCGAGGAGCTGCATTCGCTGCTCACCCGCAAAAGGAATTACTACGGGTGTCCGCACAAAAGCCCACTAGAAAACGCCCGCGGCGTGTCGGAACAGGGAATAATCCCGTGGATATACCAAGTGGCGAGAATCGGGGAGAAGCTCCGGCGGCTCAACGGCCTGGCGGGAGCAATAGATATGCGGGGGGCCATACGGGAAACACTACTGGACATCGCCGGTCACGCCACCGTGGCCGTCGCCCTTTTAGACAACGAGGTGACAGAATGAATCTTGCTGTATTGCGCTGGCTGTTGGCCCACCGTGCCGTCCTCACGCAGGTGGTGGAGGTGGCCAAGAAATGGAACGCCGACAGCGACCTGCTTACCAAGTGGAAGGTGGTTGACGAGATCGCCCGGCTGCTCCTGCCTGTGTTTCAGCAGGAGGATGTGTCCGTGATGTCGTTCGACGGCGGCGACATGTACGGCTCCTACGAAATGGAGGAGGCGTTTGAGCTGGGTGTTCAGGCGCAGTCCATGGGCATCGACTGGAAGCAGCTCATCGATGTGATCATACCCATCGTCATCGCACTGCTGGAGGCCCTCGGCCGCGTGCGATGAGCTACGTTCACCTCCCTCCATACCGTGTGGAGATTCCGGCCACTCCGTTGGCCGCGGCTGACGGTGTGGACTGGGCGCTCTCGTCCTACGGGATACCCAAGCTATGGCAGCAGACGAGTGGGAGTGGGGTTTGTGTCGCCGTGATCGACTCCGGCGTGGCCCCGCACCCGGCCTTGGATGGTGCGGTAACCGACAGCCGGAACTTCACGCAAGACGGCGAGGCCACGGACACTCTTGGTCACGGCACGCACGTAGCCGGCGTCATCGCTGCGAGGACTGGCCCAGCGCAGGGCATTGCCCACAAGGCAAAGCTGCTCTCGCTAAAGGTTTTGGGGCACAGTGGCATGGGCAGCCAGGAGGCGGTTGCGACCGCGCTGAACTACGCGGCAGAGGCGAAGGCTGACATCGCCTGCATGTCGCTGGGCTCAGCCCGCCCGGATGTCCGCGTCCATGCTGCCGTGCAGAAAGCGGTGGCCGGTGGCATGACGATCGTCTGTGCTGCCGGCAATGACGGCGGTGCCGTGAACTACCCGGCTGCGTTCGCAGAGACGATCGCCGTGGGCGCAGTGGATCGGAACGGCCAGGTGTGCGAGTTCTCGTCCCGCGGGCGTGAGATCACAGTCGCAGCTCCGGGGCAGGACATCACCAGCACCTGGCTGGCCGGCGGGTACGCCACCATAAGCGGCACCAGCATGGCGGCGCCGTTCGTCGCTGGTGTGCTGGCGCTCTGGATGTCGGCACGCAGGTCGGAGCGCCTGACGGCCACTCCGCTTGAGGCAATCGCTGCCCTCACGGAGACGGCCCGTGACCCCAATGAGCCCGGCCGATGCGATCGTTACGGCTGGGGGCTGGTGGACCCGCACAAGTTGTTGGGCCCGGCAACTCCGCAGGGCCTGACCATCTACATCCCCGGAGCCAAGGTGCTGTGAATGCCATGCAGATAGTTGCGTTGTGTGCGCTCGCCGTCGTCGCCGCCGTTGTGTACCTGCCGGGGCTCCTGTCGCAGATCAAACGGACGCCGGACAGCATGAGTCAGATTCGTTCAGTGCTGGCGATCCGTGACGGCGCCACCAGCCCGGAGGTGCGTAAAGCATGCACGGTCTTGTTGGAGGCGCTGCTGAAATGAGGCACGCACTCGTCGCCGCTGCCGCAGTCGCAGTGGTGCTGACATTCCTCCCGGCCTCGCCGCAGAAGGCAGGCCCGGTCGCAGACGCACTGCGCAACGCCACGCGGCAAGATCGGCAGCGTGTCGCCGGAATTTATTCCGCACTCGCTGACATCACAGAGCGGGATGCTGGCAAGCTCATCTCCACTACTGCCGCATGGCGTAAGGTCCATGCCGACAGCCTGCGGCTAGCAGTGGGCGGCACCGATCTGGTGGGCAAGTATCCCGGGCTGGACCGGGCGGTGGAGCAGGTGATGGCCGCGCATGTCAGCCTAGACAACGTGGCCATGGACCCGGAGCGAGTCGCATCGCTGGCCAAGGCATGCCGCGCAGTGGAGGCGCAGTGTGACTGAGGTCAGCATGCTCAAGCAGTACGAGGACGGCCTGCCCGGGTACATCCAAGACCCACGCGCGCAGGATGAGTTCTTCGCCACGCAGCGTTACCAGCATTTCTCCGAGCCCAACATCCGCGGCATGGGCATCGGCAAGCGTGCCATGCTGTACGCCTACGCCAAGCAGTTGGATTCCAAGTGTTTCACTGAGAGACAAACGACCGGCGACTGCACCAGCCACGCCCACCGCAACTGCCGTGACATCACCCGTGCCGTGCAGATTCTGGTGAACCATGAGCCGCATGACTGGTTCCGCATGGGCGCCACGGAGCCTACCTATGGCGCTCGCGGACACTCCGGGCAGGGCATGAGCCCGGCACGGGCGGCCCGGTTTGAGCGAGACGTTGGGTTCCTGGCACGCACCGACTACCCCGGCGTCGTCAACCTCACCCAGTATGACTCCAGCATCGGAGCCAAGTGGGGTGGCGCAGGCGTGCCGGCCAGCGTGCAGGAGCTGTGCAGGTCCAACAAGGTCGGCGTTATCAGCCTCGTCAAATCGCAGGACGAACTAATGGACGCCATGGTGAACGGCTACGGCGCATGCTCCGGGCAGTACGCGGCCTGGAAGGGCGAGTCGAACGAGAAGGGAATCTACCCACGCGCTCCGGGCGGATGGTCGCATGCCATGGCCATCGCCTTTTATGACGACACCAAGGAGTTCTATCCCACGCGCGTGTGGGGGATCGTCAACAGTTGGGGCCCGTGGTGCCAGAAGCCCAAGTACTGGCCCAAGGAATATCCGCCCTACGTTCCCGGCATGTTCATCACCACCGCCGAAGACTTCGATGTGTGCGTGAAGGGCAACGACTGCTGGGTCTACGGTTCGATCGACGGGTATCCGCCGCAGCGGCTGCCTGACTACGGCGCAGTGGGGCTCCTCAATGATTGAGCTGTTCCTGCT